CCCCCGGCTGCTGGCCGCCACCACCGGCCGAGCGGCCCACCCCGACCGGGTGAGAGGTATCACAGCGACGCGAACCGGTCTCACCTCGTTGACCCGGACGGCGGGAGTGCGGAGGCTCCCCGGTGCGCGCCATCATCTACGCCCCCGCCGGCGCCGAGCAGACCCGCTGGCAGCAGGAGTGCGCGGGGCTGTGCCGGGTGCGCGGCTGGCAGGTGGCCGCGGTGACCGGGGATGCGGACACGGCCCGGCGGCTGGTGCTGGCTGGTGCGGCGGATGTGGTGGTGGTGGCCCGGCCGCGTCATCTGCCGGCGGTGGCTTTGGCGGTGGTGGTGGTCAGTGATCCGCCGGGCCGGGACCGGCGGGGCCGGCCCCGGCGGCTGAGCTGAGCCAAGCAGACTTGGGGTTACAGCCGACACGCAAAGTCAACCGGCCGATCTCTTGGCACCGCCGGTCAGCGCCGGCAGCCGGCCGACCGCCGCCGCCAACCGGGGCGAGGCGACCCGCACATAGCCGAGCGTGGTCGAGATCGACGCGTGGCCCATCAGCTCCCGCACCTCCTCCAGCCCGGCACCCGAGGCCACCAGCGCGGTGCCGTACCAGTGCCTCAACATGTGCGCGGTCACGTCCACCCCCAGGGCGAGGTAGGTACGGCGGAGCTCGGCTGAGACGTGGTCGCGCCACGGGTCCCGCCCCGGCGCCACCGGACCGGCCGGCAGGCCCTCGACCGCCGCCCAGATCAGCGGGTGGGTCGGCACCCGGCGGGTTTTGTCGCCCTTGCCGTGTAACGTCACCCGTTCGGGCAAGATGTGCTCACGCCGGAGCCGGGTGATCTCGATGCACCGGGCGCCGGCGTACGCGGCCAGCAGCGACCACAGCCGGTACGGCTCGGCCGCTCGAGCGAGGATCGCCGCGAGCTCGGCGTCCGAGCAGGGGTTGGGCAGGCCTGGGCGGACCCGGGGGCGGGGGACCAGCGCCCCCTCGTCCCGGCTGATGTGCCCGACGGCGACCGCCCAGGAGATGCAGCCGGTCAACGCGGCGTGGTAGGTGCGGCGGGTGGCCGCGCTGGCGTACCGGCCGAGCCAGGCGGTGATCTCGGCGGCGGTGGCGGTGGGCACCCCGGCGGGTAGCTCCCGGTGCGCGGCGCGCAGGGCGGTGCCGTAGGTGCGGATGGTCTTCGGGGAGCGGCCGATGGTGGCGAGGTGGGCGAGGTAGTCCTCGAGGATGTCGGCGTCGGGGGTGCTCATGTCCGGTTATCGGGTGGTGGCGCCGTGTGGTGCCGGGGCTGGCGGGTGGGAGAGTCGGGCCGGGCGGCTGATGCCGGAGGCCGGTTGCGCGGGTACGCGGCTCATGCTTCTGGGTGAGCCGGCCGGTCGGCTGGTCGGGCGAATCGTGTGGCCGTTCGGCTGGTCGGGGGTGGCCTGCCCGGTGGCGATGGGATAGCTTGCCGGTAACCTGCGGCGGCGCGTCAGGACCCGCTCGGCCGGCTGGTCAGCCAGCGGCAACAGCTCGGCGACCTCGACCTCTAGGGCGTTGGCGATGCGCTCCAGGTCGTTGAGTCCGATCTCCTGGTGTCCGGTCAGTCGCTGGCTGACCCACGGTTGCGAGACTCCGAGCCGTCGAGCCAGCTCGCGGCCGGTGACGCGCTTGCGTCCCAGCATGGCGCGGATCTCCTCGGCGACTTGTTCGCTCAGCGTGTCGCTGCTATCCATACCGGCCACTTTGACAGGGACAAGCTTTCGCGTCAAGCGTACCGGCCCCGGTTCAGCCTGATAGTTATACCGACTCACCCGAACGGGTGGACCTATCGTGGTGCGCTTGCACCTATAGGCTACGGCTGTCACAGTGAGCGCATGGCTCACATCGACAGCTCGACGGCCCGGGTAGTAGGGGTCCAGACCGAGATCGCGGCGGTGATGTACGAGCTGCGCGTCTCGCAGCGCGAGCTGGCTCGACGGCTTGAGGTGTCTCAGCCGTGGGTGCAAGCGCGGCTGGCCGGAGAGACCACCATCACGGTGGCCGACGTGCAGCGGATCGCCGCCGCGCTCGACGTGCCGGTGACCAGGTTCCTGCCCACGGCCGAGCAGGCGGGAGGTGTGCGATGACCCTCGACACGCGCGTCTACATCACCAGCCCGGTCAACGTCCAGGACCTGTTTCTGGAATGCCAGCGGCTAATCAGCATCGCCGACGAACAGGGCCGCGAGCCAGGACAGCAGAAGTGGACCGATACCCAGGACGGGACATGGCGTGAGGGCAAAAGCTTCGTGGAGCCCGGTAACCCGTGGACGAAAAGCAATAAACCGGGGCAGGGCCTGCCCGGCTGGCTGATGATCCACTACCGGCGCAGTGGCATGTACCGGACGCCCCATGACGCCGCCGTTCACGAAGACTGCAACCACCCGGGCTCCGACTACTTCGACGCGGGTACGCCCACGTGCGACGAATCGGAACACGACCCGGCGTGCTGGGCTGAGGTCTCCATCGACACCGCCTACGGCTACCGAGGGCCGAACCGGACCGGGTGTGGCGACCTACACGTCGCGTTCGTGGCGGGGCTCGGTGAATGGCTGGACGCTCGCGGCATCGAGTGGAAGTGGCTCAACGAGTTCACTTCCGAGGTCCACGTGGGCTATGAGCGGCTGGTCGAGCTGGCTTCGGGCGGATTCGAGGCGGCCGCGTGGTTCCGTACCACTGCGCTCCCGGCGATCACCGCACACATCGCCGAGCAGGCGGGCGGTGTGCGGTGATCCATGACCCGCAGCCGCTCACCGGCGACACCGTCGCATGCCCCGAGTGCCACGAGGACCTGGACAACCACTGCCCGTGCGGTGAGCCCGGCTGCGGCTGCTGGTGCGGGGACCCGGACACACCCGAGCACATGCTCCGGCCACCGCGGGTGGTGGGGTCATGATCCGTCAGGCGACCGCGCCCATCACCGAGCAGGCGGGCGGTGGCCGCGATGCATGACCCGCTGATGATGCTGTTCCGGGTCAAGCTGATCCGGCTGGACATCTGGCACCGGGAGCCCGGCGGCCACGACGCCGGCGAGGTGTGCGGACCGCCACCGAACAGCGGCCCGTCCGCCTGGTGGTGGTATCTGCGCCACGTCCGGCACTGGCATCCACGCTGGTGGCCGGTCTTCCGGGTGCGCAAGTGGATCACCGACCGGTGCGACCACTGCGGCCGGCGGTTCCGCTGGCGCGAAGCCCGATTCAGCTACATCAGCACGGACAAGGTGTGGCACGACCCGTGCATGGCGCTGCGGCACGTCCGAAGCCAGCTCGACGACATCACCCGCTACGTGATGGCCACGGCCGACGACACCACCCGCTGGCGGGTCGAGTACCGGCTGAAGCATCTGGACAAGGCCGCCGCCGAGCAGGTGACCCGGTGAACGCCCGGCTGGCCGCGCTCGCCGACATCACCTGGGACCTGATCGTCTGGGGCCACCGGGGCGGCCCCGCCACCCGGCGCCACCCCACCTACGCCTGGCTGTGCAGCATCCCCGCCGGCCGGCTGGCGCTGCTATCCGTCCGCTTCGGGCTGGAGTGCATCGCCGCGGGAACCCTGGCGCTGCTGGCGATCCGGCTGCGCCGCGGTGAGTACGCGGCGGTGACGTCGTGAGCCGCCCCGCCGACGGCTGGCAGGACCGCGCGTTCTGCGCCTACCTGGTGGCCCGGCCCGACACCGACGTGACCGTCCGGCTGTGGTACCCCGGCCCCGGCCAGCGGTCCAACTACAACTTGGCGCGGCGGATCTGCCACCAGTGCCCGGTGCGGGTCGAGTGCTTGCAGTACGCGCTGGCCACTGAGGTCGAGTACTTCAGGCATGGCATGTGGGGTGGCCTCACCGCCGACGAGCGGTCCACGTTGGTCCGGCAGCGGCAGGCGGCGGTCCGGTGAGCCAGACCTGCCAGCAGACCTGGCCATCCGACCAGCCCACCCGGACCGATGCCACCTACCGTCAGCACCGCTGCGGCCTGAACGTGGACCACCGGGGGCGCTGCATGTGCCGCTACTGCGGGCATGGGGTGGCCCTATGAGCCCTCACCGGGTGGACCCCAGCCGCGGCGGCAAGGACGACGACTACCGCCGGGGCTACCGCCAGGGCCGTGCCGACACCCGCGCCCAGAAGGCCGCCGTCCGCCGCGCCGGTAAACGACGCCGCTCCGGCTGCACGCTCGCGCTGCTGATGCTGCCGTGGCTGCTGCTGCGCCACCGCGCGCACGACCAGCCCGACCGGCACGACCAGCACCCCGACCGGTTGGGCGGCCACGAACCAACCGGGTTCTCAGACCACCTGACACCGGCGGCCGAACTGCTGCGCCGGCTCAACCACACCACCGACACCACCACTGAGGAGAGTTGACATGGCCGAGTTCAAGATCGGCGACAAGGTGCGCGACCTCACCATGTTCGCGGCCGGGATCGGCCGCCAGCATCTCGGCCAGGTCGTGGCCATCTGGCCGCGTACCGAGACCGGCCCGGTGCAGATCGTCGGCGTGCTCCTCAGGATCACCCACACCATAGACGAGGTCCTGTTGGCGGTGGAGGAGCCCAACATGGATGTCCAGGAGTGGACGCTGAGCCCGGGTGGGCAGGTGACGGTCCGATGACCGCCACCGACCCGGTTGCCATCCCCTACGCCGCGCTCACCGCCGCGCTCACCGACTGGCAGGTCGACCCCGGCGACGTGCTCGACCTGTCCCTCCGCGCCACCCCGGCCGGCGGGTGGCTTGAGGTCGTCCGCCGCCGGCGCGACGCCGACGGGCATCCGCTCACCGCCGGCGGCGGCGTGGCCACCGTCACCACCGTGATCGGCATCGACCCGGCCACCACCGGAGAGGAACCGACGTGAGCCGCCGGGACCCGACCCTGGGTCGGCACCTGCGCGGCCTGGCCCAACTCACCGTGCTGCTGGCCGTGGTCGCGGCGCTGGCGCTCGTCTGGCTGCACGCGGCCGGGTGGTGACAATGGCCATCACGCTCACCGCCGCGCTCCAGCCGGGTTTCATTCGCGGCTGCCGCGTCGTCGGCATCATGTCCCTAAAGTGGGATCACAACCCTGCGCGCCCCAGCCTGTACGTACCGGTCATCCAAGCGCGGGGGCCGGTCTGTGAGCGGTGCTGGATGGAGCGGGGGTTCGTGGTCCCCGAATCGTCGGCCACCTGCCGCCATCGTGGTGCGTCGTGATCCGCCACCACCTGGCCGTGGCCGCCACCCACCCGGCCACCGCCCACACCGCCACCGCCGTAGCGGTCGTCGCCGGCACCGCGGCCGGGCTGTGGCTGCTGGCCACCGCCGGGCCGCTGCCGCTGCTCGCCGCCCTGTGGGCGGTGGCCACCCTGCTCCCCCGACGCCACCCGGCTGCTGCGTTAGAGGCGGCCCGGGTGGTCCCCCAGGCTCCCGCGTTAGGTGGCGCGGTGGCAGCCGGGGTTGTGGCGCCCGCCCCTGGTAGGGGTGCGGGGGCGGGCGCCGCCCGGCCGGTGGCGGGCTCCCACTTCCCCCGGGGGTCTGCCACCGGCCGGCACCGCACTGGCGGCACCCAGATGCCCGCCCGCCGCGGCCACGTGGTCTACGCGACCGGCCGGGCCGCCGTGCGAGGTGCGACATGAGCCGGCTCATGTCCGTCACGCTCACCGAGCAAGCCGTGGTCGAGCGGCGTAAGACCGTCACCCGCCGCATCGGTTGGCGATTCCTCAAGACTGGTGACCGGCTGACGCTGTGCCGCAAGGTGCAAGGCCGCCGCCCGGGTGAGCCGCTGGTGCGGCTGGCCGAGGTGGAGGTGACCTCGGTCCGCCGAGAACCACTGAGCAGGATTGCGCCCGCCGACGTGGCGCGCGAAGGGTTCGAGCCGTGGCGACGCCGGCAGTTCATCGAGTTCTTCTGCGAGTCGATGCGCTGCGAGCCGGCCACCGAGGTGACCCGGATCGAGTGGCGCTACCTGGACCCGCCGCTCGCCGACCTGACTCCCGCCCGGGACACAGCCCAGCCCGGGCGGGCCGCCATGCGAGGTGCGGCATGAGCCGCCTTCGTCTCCTGGATCTGTTTTGTGGCGGGGGAGGCAGCGCGCGCGGATACCAGCTCGCCGGGTTCCACGTCACCGGCGTCGATGTCCGGCCGATGCCCCGGTACGCCGGGGACGAGTTCGTGCTCGGGGACGCGCTGGAGTACCTGGCCGCCCACGGCCGGGAGTTCGACGCCGTACACGCGTCGCCGCCCTGCCAGGACCACAGCCCTCTACGGAGCCGGGCCGGCGAGCATGGCACCGGCTGGCTGCTCGACGCCACCTTGGAGCTCCTGGCCGAGCAACCTGCCGTGTGGGTTGTTGAGAACGTGGGCGCCGCCCACAACCGCGCCGACATCCTGCTGTGCGGGGAGATGTTCGGACTACGCACTGTGCGCCATCGCCGGTTCACCATCGACCCTCGCATGCCGGCCCTGCTCGCCCAGCCAGCTCACCGTAGACACCGCCGGCCTACGAGCACCAAGAACCGGATCAGCGCGCTGGCCGAGGGGCACAACCTGTCAGTGACCGGCAACATCGGCGTTCACGCCGGCGTCCCCTGTATGGGCATCGACTGGATGACCGGTGACGAGCTCAGCCAGGCGATTCCGCCGGCCTACACCCAGTTCATCGGCGAGCAGCTGCTCGCCCATCTCACCAACCTGACTCCCGCCCGGGACACAGCCCAGCCCGGGCGGGTCGGTTCTCTGGTGGCGGCCGCTGCCGTAGCCGCTGACGGCCGCCACCAGACACACACCAGCCCCGCCCGGTCAGGGGCGGGGCCAGCGGACCACCACCGAAAGGAGCTGCCATGAACAGCCGGCTTGCGAAGAGCCAACCCGAGCCTAACAGCCAGCCGCTGGGTGGCCGCCACGGCGACCCCCGGCACGACAACGGCCAGTGGACCAGCGCCGACCTGCTCGGCCACTACCAGGAGTTCACCGACGCCGTCAACGCCGCCCTCACCGCCCCCGACCTGAGCGACCTGATGCGGCTGGTGCGCATCACCACCGCCCACTCCCGGCTGGGCAGGGCCGTCCGATGAGCGGCCCCCTGCCACCGTCGACCGCGGCCTACTGGTCAGCCCTCACCTGGCTGATAGACGAGCACCCGCCCCTCGGGGCCAGCGTCACCCTCCACTACCCGCCCGGCCGGCCCGAGCAGGTCGACGCCGCCGCCCGCGCCGCCGGCATCCCCACCGGGCGCCGCACCAGCGGCCACGGGGTCGACGTGCACGTCGCCAAAGGCACCCTGGCCGGTGGGACGGTCCAGCTGGTCCTCATGTGCGGCATGCCCGCCGAGACGCTGGGCCAGCGAATCGACCGGGCCACGGCCGAGCTGGCCGAGCTCACCCGGCAGCTAGCCGCCGCCAACGGAACGGAGGCCGGGTCATGATCGTCGACACCTGGCTGGGGCTCACCATCCACATCACCCGCGTCCACCACGGTCCGCTCAGCCTGCTACGCCGCCGCTGGGAATGGTGGATCGAGGGCACCCGCGAGGTGGTCGACGGGCGGGCGTGGACCTGGTGGCAGGCGCTCGCCCATGCCCGCACCTGCCGGGCGCTGATGCTCGCCGCCCGCAGTCCGGTAGCCACCCGACGCAGCCAGGACGATCTCGAAGGGTGGCGCACCCCGTGAATGACGCGACCCTGTTCGACGCGGCGCCGTACGCGGTCGCCCAACCGGGGCCGCTGTCGGGGCAGCGGCGCCGGACGCTGCGCCAGGAGCAGGCGGTGGCCAACGGGGTCCACCCGCTGGCGCTGGTGCTGCGGGACCCGACGATCCGGGTCCACCCGGACGCCCCCCGCGATCGGGGCGGGGCCGGGCCGACCTGCGGCACTTGCTGGTACCGCAGGCAGATCACCACGAACGGCAGCCGGAACTGGCCGAAGTGCACCTACGGGGTGGAGAACCGGACCGACCAGACCCGGGGCCGGGCACCACGGGTTACCCACGGAGCGGGCACTGATGTGCCCCGGTGGTGGCCGGCGTGCGACTCGTACTCGCCGGGTGGGGGACTGAGCCCGGACGCTGCCCGGTGGTCTCCACCCGCCACGGCCAGGACCTCGAAGGGTGGCGGCGATGAGCTCGTCGCCGCTGGCTGGCGGCCCACGTTCCAGGTCGGGGGCAGTGATGCGCCCGGCTGACCGGTACCCGCCCCACACCCTTGCCCCCGGCCCCGGCTGGGCAGACGAGGCCGCCTGCCGGTCAGAGGACCCGGAGATCTTCTTCCCGGTCGCGTTGGACACCGGCGCCACCAGCAGCCACCCCGACGTACTCCCCGCCGTGTGGATCTGCCAGAAGTGCCCGGTCACCGCCGCCTGCCTCAAATGGGCCATCGACACCGGCGAACGGCACGGCGTGTGGGGTGCCCGCACCCCGGCCGAACGAGACGGCCGGCGGCTGTCCATATGCCACCAGTGCTCCGGCTGGTACACCCCACGCGACACGAGAAGCAGGTACTGCTCGGTGGTCTGCCATCAGAGCGCCCGGCAGGCCGAAGCGCGGCAGCAGAGGCTGGCCGCCGCGGAAAGGACACCGTCATGACGCGGGAGGAGTTCACGGAGCGGCTGACATCATTCGGCCTGATCTCGTGGGCCGGCGGCTTGGCGGTGGCCATACTGCTGTTGATCTTCGATGATCTGCTGCCCCCTTTCGTTGCCGGCATCGCCCTAGCAATCGCGGCGGTGTACGCGAACCGTTGGCACGCAAGACGGCTGGTCCGACGGCTGGACGCGCAACGGCCGGGCTGGCACCTACCAGAGAGGACACGACCATGATCCGTAGCCTGCTCGTCCTGCTCATCGCCACCACCCTCGGCAGCCTGTGGTGGTGGTCCGGTGTGGTCGGCCGCCGCCGGCTCGACCTCGAAGACGCCGCGCTGCTCGCCCGCACCCAGGCCATGCCCACCGGCGGCCGGGAAGGCCGCTGCCCACGCTGCGGCGGTTCACACTGCCGCCCGTGGCGGGAAACCGGCGCCGACTGCGGCGGGCAGCACGCCCCATCACTCGTCCACACCATGTGGACACCTCAGCGGGGCGTGCACGAGCCGGTGGCGGTGCTGCGGCGCATCGTCCCCGGCGGGTGGCGCCCACCCCGGCCCCTGTGGTCCACCCTGGCCGAGCGGGTCGGCGGCTTCCCAGTGGGGGTGCTGCCATGAGGATCGTCCGCCGCGACAACGGGCGCATGGCAGAAGTGCAGCCAGTGAAGCCAGTCCCAATCTCGCAAGGTCTTGTTGCACTCGTGGACGAAGCCGACCTCCACCTAGTCAGTCCGTTCAACTGGTCCGCTCAACGCTCGGGCAATACCTGGTATGCCTATCGACGCCACGGAGCCAGCAAGCAGTTTATGCATCAGATCATCGGTGGTTTTCCTCGCACCGACCATATCAACGGCAATGGCCTGGACAACCGGAAGATCAACCTGCGCCCCGCGACCCACGTCCAGAACGGCCAGAACATGCGGAAGTCCCGAGGCACCTCACGCTACAAGGGAGTAAGCCGACAGGCGGACCGCCAACTTTGGAAGGCTGAGATCAAGTCGGGCGGGCGGCGCCTGTTCCTGGGTCGATTCAAAGAGGAGGAGCTGGCCGCGCGAGCGTATGACGCTACCGCCAGGAGCTTGTTCGGGGAGTTCGCTGCACTGAACTTCCCGTGCGATGGAGAGCGCTCGGCGCATCGGGGGGCTGCCGCGTGAGAATCCAGCGCAGAGACAACGGAAGATCACACTGGTACGTCGACACCGACACCGACCAGAAGGTCGACGGCGTAACAACCATCGTTGGCAACGGCCTACCCAAACCAGCGCTGCTCAACTGGGCAGGCGACGCCACCGCTGAATATGCAGTCGACAACTGGACAGACCTCGACCCACTACCCATGTCCGAACGCCTCAAGAAGATCAAGGGCGGCCGATACGAGAAACGCGACGCCGCATCCAACAGGGGCAGCCAGATACACGGGATGGCCGAGCGGCTGATTGCTGGAGAGCGGGTCACCGTACCCGACGCGCTCGCCGGCTACGTTCAGTCCTGCGTAAGGTTCTTGGACGAGTTCGACGTGCGAGCAGTCCATGTCGAGGCCGTCGTCTACTCCGAAACCCGCCGCCACGTCGGCACCCTCGACCTCATCGCGGACGTGCTGATACCCGACATGCCGGAGTACGACAGCATCGAGCGCGGCGAGGACGGGTACGCGCGGGGTCTGCTCGACTGGAAGACCGGTAAATCGGGGATTTTCGGCGACGTGGCGATGCAGCTGGCGCCATATCGGCATTCCGAGTATCTGGTCTTGCCCGACGGGACTGTGATCGACATGCCCCCGGTGGACTTCTGCGCCGGCATCCACATTCGCGCCGACGACTACGAGTTTGTGCCGTTGCTGTGCGGCGAGGACCAGTACCGCGACTTCCTTTACATCAAGGAAGTCGCGCGAATTCAGGCCGGGCTGCGGGACCTAGTTGGGCAGCCGATCCAGCCACCCACCGCATCCGCCTACGTGCTGGCGAAAGCAGACGAGACATGACCGACACCACACCCGCGCTGGCCGCCGCGCTCGCCAAGGTCCAGGCCGAGCTGCCCGAAGTGGAGCGTGACCGGACCGTGGAGGTGGAGAAGAAGGCCGGTGGTACCTACAGCTACTCGTACGTAACCCTGGCGAACCTGTCCAAGGCCGTCCTGCCGCTGCTCGCCAAGCACGGCCTCGCGTTCACCGCCCTGCCCGGCGCCGGCACCGACGGGAAGATGTGCCTGCGCTACCACCTGCTACACGAATCCGGCGAGACCCTGTCCGGCGAGTTCCCCATCTCCGGCGAGGGCGGAATCCAGATGATCGGCGGCCGGATCACCTACGCCCGCCGCTACTGCCTGGCCGCGCTGGTCGGCGTCGCCGCGGACGAGGATGACGAGTCCCGGCTAGACGAGCCCGGCCGCGCAACCGCCCAGCGGGCCAGTGCGCCACGCGCAACCGTGCCGCGGCCCACGAAAGCCGCCGGGCGGACCGCCCAGCGGGCGGCCCCGCCGCCACTGCCAAGCGATGGACCCACACCGATCAGCGCCCCCCAGCGGGCAAAGCTGATGGCCGGGTTCGGCCAGATCGGCATTACCGACCGGGCTGAGCGGCTGGACATCGCCACCAGGATCGTCGGCCGGTCCGTCGGCTCGGCCAACGAGCTGACCCTGGATGAGGCCCGGCAGGTGATCGACGCGCTGGAGAGGGCCATCGCGAGCGACAACCCGGCGTTGACGCTGGCCGAGATCGCCGCCTTTGGCGAGGTGACTGATGCCACCACGTAGCCCGCGCCACATCGGCACCGACACTGAGACCGCCGTCGTCCGGCACCTGCAGGCCGCCGGCTGGCCGTCGGCCGAACGCCGCTCACTGCGCGGACAGCTCGACGCCGGCGACATCACCGGCACCCCCGGCATCTGCTGGTCCGTCAAAGGCGGCCAGGCGGCGAAGGCCGCCAGCGACGGTCAGATCGAAGCCTGGCTGGCTGAGGCTGAGAAGCAGAAGGCCAACGCCCTGGGCGCCATCGTGTTTCTGCTGGTGGTGCAGCGCAAGGGCATCGGCCCGGCGAATGCCGGCCGCTGGTGGGCGGTGATGCCCGGCTGGCAGTACGAGTCGCTGTGCCAGCGCGCCGGGGCGGTCCGACCCGACGAGCTCGGCGGGCTCGGCCGCTGGTGCTTCGGCGACCGCGGGCCGATCCGCATGCACCTGACCCAGGCGTGCGCCCTGCTCAACTACGCCGGCTACGGAGACGCCGATGGCTGAGTACGTCGAGGACTACGGGTCCGGCAAGCCGCTGTGCGTCGACTGCGCCACCGGGGCGTGCATCGGTGACATCGCCTGGGAATGCGAGGCCGAATGGTGCCAATGCCCGTGCCGCGCCGACGACCGGGCGGCCGAGCTTGACGACCGGCCGGCGGACAAGCTGGCCGCGGTCGCCGCCGAGCTCGCGGCCGAACGCGACGGTGACCCGCGGGATCTGACCGCCGAGAGGTTCGGGAAAGGCCGTCATGGCTAAGGGATGCAGGGGCAAGCGGAAGCGGACCTACAGCGAGGCGATCGCCGCGGCGCTGCGCTGCTCACGCAAACGCGGCACGCCGCTGCGGCCCTACCACTGTGACCGGTGCGGCACCTGGCACCTGACCAAGCATCCGCTACGGGCACGCTCGGAGGTGCCGGCATGAGCGGGGTGTGGCTGGGCGCCAGCCGGGCGCTCGAACGGCCCGTGCCCACCACCGAGCCCTACCCGCACATCTGCGGCAGCATCATCACCGGCTACGCCACCGGCCGGGCGGTCACCCTGTGGCGCAACGCCTGCGCGGCGTGCGCGTGGGAGCGGGGCGAGAAGCGGCAGCGGGTGGAGGTCACCGATGAGCTGTTGGAGTTGGAGCGAAGGCGGTTGGGGGAGCGGGAATGACCCGCTCACACCGCTGGATTGGCAAGGAGACGCACCTTAAGGAGCGCGACTTCTCCGGCCTCATCGGTGGCATCCACGTGCCGATCTGCAAGAGCATCCACGACCGTTACGGCCGCCCAAATGATCCGCCGTACCTGTTCGCCGACCTGAACGGCGGCCCCGGGCAACTCCGGGATGATGCCGGCAGGGAATTCCCGGGTAGTCCGCTCATCGCCGTCGACGCGCTGGCCCGGTCCGGGGTGCCGTACGAGACACTGCACTTCGAGAGCGACCCGGACGTTGCCGCCGAGTTGGCCGCCGCCCTGCACCCCAGCATCTACCCCGATACGACCGTCTGCGAGATGCCCTTCGAGGACGGGATTCGTAACTGGCTGACCCAGACGCGGCCGCACCGGTACCGCTACGGGATGGTCTACTCGGACCCTATCGAGACCCCCATTCCAGTCGACACCTTCAACGACGTCGCCGCGCACTTCCCGAGAGTGGACCTGCTCGCCTACGTGGCCGCGAATAACCAGTACAAGCGGATCAACGGTAGTGGCCGCGGGCATGGGCGCAGGTTGGCGGACGACATCGCCGCTGTGCACAAGAAGAAGGTACTCATCCGGACGCCGGCCGGCGGTGAGCAGTACACCTTCATCCTGTTCACCGACTGGACCAAGATGCCGCCGTGGACCAGCCACGGCTTCCACGAGCTGAAGGCCACTGGGCCGGGGCGTCTCATCCTGGATGAGCTGAACCTGACTCGACGTGAGTTACATCAGAGAGCGAATCAGCCCCTGCCGTTCGAGGAGCTGGGATGACACCTACCAACATTCGGGAGCATCCACCAAGTTGGACGTGCGTCGAGGGTGACCATGTTGAGTGCGATAGCCCACGCTGCGGGTGTGGCTGCCATCCATACGGCTACGTTCTTCCCGGGGCGGGCGACGCGCCGTACCTCACATATCGCGAGTACCTGCGCCACCCTAGATTCCGTCGGGTTCGGGCTAAGGTGTTCCGGCGCGCCGGCGGGTCGTGTGAACGATGTGACCAACGACCACCGTCTGAGCCCCATCATCTTTGGTATCCGCCGTGGGGCACCTTCGACGTGCCCGAGAACATGATTGCCGTCTGCCACCCCTGCCACTGCCAGATCCACGGGAAGGCGTCATGAACGAGACACCGGACATCCAGTATGGGCGCCTGTTGGAAGCTGCCGAGATCAGCGGCTACGCCGCGCACCGTGCGTTCGAGGTCACGCGAGGGCTGCTGGAATCCGGCGACTGGCAGAGGGTGGGGCCGGGCTTCAACGACGTGAGCCTGTTCGTCCGTAGCGTGCCGTTCGGGACGCTGAACCCGCCGGAGGAGTTGCGGAAGTCGTACGAACGGATTGCCGCCGAGCATGGCGCCACACAGCGCGCTATCGCAGACAGCGCCGGGGTCAGTCAGTCAACCGTCCACAGGGACCTGGCTCCTGATTCAAGTGAATCGGGGCCGGGAGTAGCCGCTGCCACTGACCTGCAAGAACCGGAGCAAGCATCGGATGTAGGTGATTCATTTGAATCACAGCCACTCCCCGACCTGCCCGCTGGGCAGGACGTAGCTGACGAGATTCTGGCAGGGATAGACCAGCAGACCGCAGCGCCAGAACCAGATCATGCGCCGGAGATCGCCCCCAAGCGCGAATCGGTCATGCTGACCTTGTACGACCACACCGGCAAGGGGCATCCGTACCCAAAGCCCCAGAGCAAGCCCACCTTCAACGAGACCACCGGCGAAGGCATCTCCTGGGCCGCCTGGTCCTGGAACCCGGTCACCGGCTGCCTCCACGGCTGCGACTACTGCTACGCCCGCGCCATCATCCACCGATACCCCGAACCCAACCCGGCCGGGTTCACGCCGCTGTTCCATGATGAGCGGCTGAGCGCGCCCGGCAACACCACTATCCCCGAACGGCACCGCGATGATCCCGCCTACAGCCGGGTGTTCGTCTGCTCGATGGCAGATCTCTACGGCCGGTGGGTGCCGTTGAAGTGGATCGAGGATGTACACAAGGCGATGACCGACAACCCGCAATGGGAATACCTGCTGCTGACCAAGTTCCCGGACCGGTACGTCGAGCTGGAGCTACCGGCCACCGCCTGGGTAGGCACCTCGGTCGATGAGCAGAAGCGGGTGCGGATCGCCGAGCGCGCCTTCCGCCGCATCGAGGGCGTCAAGGTCAAGTGGCTGTCGCTCGAACCATTGAGGGAGCCTCTGGAGTTCACCGACCTGTCCATGTTCGACTGGGTTGTCATCGGCGCCCAGACGGCTACGGTCCAGCCCACCGGCCCGGTGCCCGCCTTCGGCCCGCCGTCCAAGTGGGTCGACCAGATCAAACGGCTCGCTGATGCGGCCGGCATCCCGGTGCACGAGAAACCCAACCTGTACAACGGGAATCCCGGGGCGCAGCCGCGAAACGAGTACCCGGCATGACCCGCCACCGACCTATCCGGAAGCCCGCACCCGCCCAGGCGGAAAGCGCACCGGAGCAAGGAGCCGCCTGATGCCCTGGGTCCGGTTCGATGACCAGTACCCGATCCACCGCAAGGTGAAGCCCTTGTCGGACTCCGAATATCGGTGGCACAACGAGGCGATCTTCTGGTGTGCACGAAACCTCACAGACGGATACGTGCCCGCTGAGGACGTGGCGGAAGTGTCAGTGGTACGGCGGCCGCACAAGGTCATCCCTTGCCTGGTGGCTCGGGGCTTACTTCACGAAACCGGACACCACTGCGCATCACCACAATGCCCACCCGCGCCGGGTGGGGACGGTTGGATGTTGCACGACTACTGGGACTACCAGCCGTCCAAGGTCAAGGTGCTCGCCGAACGCAGGGCCAAAGCCGAACGGCAGGCCCGCTGGCTCGCCAAGCGGAACGGGGCGGCATCCACAGGGCCAGCCGCCTTATCCACAACGGGTATGTCCGGGAATCCTCGGGATGGTCCGAAAAAAGACGCCGATGCAGACGCGTCTACAGACGCGTCTGGAGACGCGTCTGTAGACGCCCCCCCGCCCCGCCCCGCCCCGAAGGAGGCGGTGGCGGGCCACCGCAGCACCGCCCGCCGCCAGCGCGCTGGCGGCGCGGCGGGCGGTGAGCCGAACGTCCGAACATCACCCACCTGCCCACGCTGCGGCAACCCCACCAGCAGCGCCTACCACCGCAACGTCTGCGCCAAGCAGACGCCATGACCCCGACCTGCCGGTCCGAGCGGCTCGCACGAAAGGACCCACCATGACCACTCAGCTCGAACACGACCCAGACGAGGCCACCGACATGACCCGAGCCCAGCGGATCCGTGCTGATGCCGTCATCGTCGCCAGCCAGCTGCTCGGCGACGGCATCACCGGCACCACCGACGCCATCGCCGCGTACCTGATCGAGCTGGCCGAGCCGATCGCCGACTGGATCCGCGACGGGAGCCGGCCATGACCGCCATCTTCTGGACCGGCGCCGCCCTCGTGGTCACACCCCTACTTGCACTTCTCGGGTTCGCGAACCTGGTGCTCTACCGCCAGGAGGGCTGGCGCGGGCCGGCCTGGTTCTGGGGCATCCTGGGCGCCATCCTCGGCCCGATCCTGGTCGGCGCCATCCTGCTCAACGTCGGGAGCCCGTCATGACCACCCACCAGCTGTGTGCGGCACCGGTCGGGCTGAACCCCGACCCCGACAGCCGCGAGCGTGTCCAGTGCGGCCAGCAGCGCCCGTGCCCGGTCCACGACCAGCCGTCCGCCGCGCCCGCCCAGCCGGCCCAGGACGCCCCGGCAGCCGCCGCCCCTACCCCGGGGACCACCGGCCCGGCCATCCTGGGACGGGCGCTGCTGGACCGGCACGGCACGCTGTGGCAGGACGATGCGCCACTGAGAAACGACGTTGACATGCTGAAGGCAGGCGCCACATACGTCACTCGCTCGTATGCCGAGAACTACGGCGGCCCGTTGCGGCCAGTGCTGCTGGTGGACCCGGCCGTCGCCAGGGTGCTGGATGCGGCGGCCGCGGTGCTGCGCGAGTGGCGGCACCCAACCGGCCTGCCGCCCATCAAGGCGATGCGTGCCGAGCGCCGCGACTCCATCGCTGCGCAGTGGGAGGAACTCGCGGACCTGCTAGACGACGCCCTGGCCGCCGCCGTGGACGCGCTCGGGGAACCGGCCGGCACACCACCAGCCGACACACCGGCCGGCGACAGCATCGACCCGGCCACCATCCCAGACCAGCGGGCCAAGAACTGGGCCGACTGGCACCCGGAGACCTACTGCCACCGCTGCGGCCGGCGCAACATCTGGTCCTGGTACGCCGACAGCGCCGTCTGGAACGAGGCTGAGGGCGACGGCGGCGGCATCCTTTGCCCGGTGTGCTTCGTGGCCGACCATGAGCGGGTCACCGGGGCGCGCACGTCCTGGCGGCTGGCCCCGGCTGGCAAGACGGACGAGGTGGGGCACCTGGTCCGTTCCGAGGCGGAGATGCGGCACCAGCTGGACACCGCCCGCGCCGAGTTGGACACGGCGAGCTCGCAGGCCACGTCCCGCTGGCAGCGCATCATCGAGCTGCGCGCCGAGCTGGCCACCGCCCGCCGGCACGCCGAGTACCGGGCGACAGACGGGCCGGGTTGGGACCGGTACACCGTGGAGGGGGTGATCGACCGGAGCTGCGCCGATGCCACCGGTGAGGAGCTGGACCAGCTACGGGCGCTGCTGGACGACGTGGACCAGTACGAGGGATGGGCCGAGCGGCTGGCCGAGCACATCCCGGAGGAGGAGGGCGACGACGTGGCCACGCCGGGGCTGGTCGAGCAGTGGATGGCCCGGCAGCCCGCGCTGCGGGAGGAGATCCGCCGGGACGCCGCCGCCGACGCGCTGGTCTTCGCCGCTGGTCTGGCGCACCGCTGGAGCCAGACTGAGTTGGCCGGGGACCTGCGCCACATAGCCGCCGAGATCCGCGCCGGCACTCGCAGTATTGGAGATGTCAGGTGACGGTCGTGCGAATCCCACTGCATCATGGTCTGTTTCTGCTAGTCGATGATGCCGATGCGGAAGCTGTCTCCCAGTTCAGGTGGCGTCCTGCGGGGAAGCGGGAAACCTATTACGCACGACGACGCTTCCTAGAACCTGATGGGGATTCCGTGCGAGAGCGAGGCCAGTTCGTGCACACCTTCTTGACCGGTTGGCCACGGGTTGACCACATCAACGGCAACGGCTTGGACAACCGGCGCTGCAACTTGCGACCTGCTACTGAGTCACAGAACCAAGCCAATCGCCAAAAAACCAAGGGAACATCTCGCTACAAGGGCGTTGTTTGGGACACGTCGAGGCTTAGGTGGCTAGCGAGGATTTACCCGCAGGGGAAGCAGATCAAGCTTGGCCGCTTCATGTCGGAGGAGGATGCAGCACTCGCCTACGACGATGCAGCGCGCCGCTACTTCGGTGACTACGCTGCCCTGAACTTTCCACGTCCGGGCGAGCAGTCGGCCCTTGGCAGGGTGGCACCGGTAGCCAGGGGGCTTCCCCTGGTCGGTCGTGGGGTCAGGGGTCACCGCCTTGTACGCGTCACCGCCAAGGAATATCAATGCTCCTGCGGATGCCCACTTGTCTTCGCCCCGCACGGAAAGAGTCAGACTCGCGCTAGGGAAGCAATGAAGGCACACTGCCAAGACCTCCTCAAGGTCCGTCCCGTCCCCGGCAGCCCGGCCCCGGCCAGCGGAGAGGACGCGGACCAGTGAGGCGGTACGAGCTGATCTCCCGCGAGCACTACAGGTTGGATGACCAGGGGCGGCGCCGCCCCTGGCGGCACTGGCCCACCTGCCTGACCTGCGATGGCACGGGCGTACTGCGCAGCGGCTACACCGCGTGTTCGTGTGGGAGCTGGGCCAGCGGAGAGGAGCCCGACCGATGATGCCGCTGCTGACCATCTGGGGGTGGCTGCTGATCGGCGCCATCATCGGCCGGGTGGCGTTCGTGCGCATCCTCGCCGACCAGCCACGCCGCGGCCCGGTGGAGCGAACCAACCAGTACGGCGGGCGACACACGGTGGAGGACGGGTGGACGGATGCATTCGGCCGCGCTGTGGGGACCGGCATCGCCTGCGTGGTGGCGTGGCCGCTGGCCGTGCCGCTGGCGTTGATGCTCGCCCACACCGGCACCGAGAAGCTACGCGCCAAGCGTGAGCGGCTGGCGGCTGAGGTGGCAGCGCTGCAGAAGCAGGTGGCACTACTGGAGGATGACCATGCGTAACCCGCTGAGCAACCCGGTTCCGAAGCCCACCATCCTGCCGCCGGGCCATCCTGACTTCTGGGCTGACAGCGTCCGGTTCTGGCGGGAGATGCAGGTCTTCTGGCGCCGGCAGGGGCGTATAGCGCTGATCACCATGTGGCTGTGGGGTGTCGTAGCGGCTCTGCTGGTGCTCTGGGCGGTGCTGGGGTCGGACGGTGGCTGACATGGCGCCCAAGCATCCACCGCCGCCGCTGGAGTGGCACCCCTACTACCGGGACCGGACCTGGCTGCTGGACTGGCTGAATGGCGATGGATCGCTGGGCGGACATAACACGCTTCGTATCCCCGTGATGGCTCCGATCCGGTTGCCAACTCCCGACGCCCTTTACCCGGTCGAGCCGATGACGTCCCTCACGATGACCCGCTATAAGGCGATGGGACCGGCGCCCTACGTCGGTAGGCCGTTCGTCTACGTGTGGTGGGTCGGGGTAGACGACTACGGCCGGTCCATCGCCAGCGACTCCCGCATCGCGTACACCGACGGGCGGTGACCCGTGGCCGACTGCGCCGTCTGCGGCCGCCCCCAGCCTGACACCGGCTGGGTGGACGCCCCGTGCGAGCGTGACCTGGCCGCCCAGCTCCGGGACGGCGCCGACCTGTGGCCGGAGCTGCGGGTCACCATCGCCCGACTGGCCCGGATGTCCGAGCCGGGACCGCGAGCCCGAGGTAGGGCTCCGGCGCAGCCGATCCGCCCCGACTCGGGGGTGATGGTCGGCCCAATCTGCCAGAAGTGCACGCACAGGTCATGCCGGAGTATCCGTAGCCCCGACTACCAGCTGGGCGCCATGACCGGGCTGCCGTTCAACTGGCTGGCGGCCGAGGTGGCGGAGGCGGTGCGGAGCACGGTCACCACCTGGTGCCGGGTGGTGGCTGGGGAGCGCTGGGGTCCGGACGGGCCACCGGCCGCCCCGCCCCCCGCCACGCCAGCACTGATGCGGTGGTTGGCCGGTCAGCTCAAGTGGATCCGGTATCAGCCGTTCGCCGGCGAGGCGTGGGATGAGCTGGGCTACGCCTGCGGCCTGATCGGGCCGGCGGTGGACCGGCCGCCACCGCGGCGGCTGGACGCCGGCCCGTGCCTGGCCCCCACCGCTGCTGGACCGTGCCGGCAGCGGCTGTCAGCCTCACCCAGGGCGGCCTACGTCCACTGCCCGGCCTGCCGGACCACCCACAGCGCCATCGACCGCTCAGCGACCATCCTGGCCGCTGCGGTGGACATCCGGCTGACCGCGGAGGAGTGCGCCCACCTGCTCAGCCTCCACGGCTGGCCGACCCCGGCCGGGACGGTCCGCTCATGGGCGAGTCGGCGCCGGCTGACCGTGGCCGGCCGGATCCGGTTCGGCGAGGTGTACAAGCTGCGGATTGCGATGAGAGAGAGGATCAACGCATGACCTTGGTGGAGTTCCTGGCCGCCCAGCTGGACCAGCATGAGGCGGAGGCGCGTGACTGGCAGGGCAGCCACAGTCCGCAGTTCCCGTCGCTAACCGACCCGGCTCAAGTGCTGGCCGAGGTGGCGCTCAAGCGACAACTCCTGACCGAGCACGAGCCGAAGCCCCTGGTAGATCCCGATGGCCGGGAGCGTCCAGACTGGCCCGAACGAGTATGTCGAGTCCACGACCATCGGTGGATGGGGACGCCCGGCTGGGCGCAGGGCGACGACTTTGAACCGCCCGAGCCCGAATACTGCCCGTTGATCCGCGCGCTTGCCCTGACCTACGCTGACCACCCAGGCTATGACCAGAGCTGGCGGCCGTGATGCGGCAGGCCAGGGGCATGATCTGGTATCTTGCAACGCAACACCGCCAGTGGACGAGGTGTGCCCGATGAGCATGTACCGGTTCACGGAGTCTGACGTTGCCGACATCGATATGGCGCTGGAGATGTACTGGGTGAGCCCAGATGGCCAGGCACACTACGAGGCGTTTATGGCCAGCCTGCCCGACGCGACGATGGAGCTGTCTGGCGTCCTGATCAACCTGAACGAGGACGAGGCGCCATGAGCGACCAGGACCTCGCCGCCAAGTGGGAGCGGGCCGACCACCAACTGACCATCCTGGTAGGCGCCGCCGCCACCGACCTGCTCGGCCAGCCACCCCACACCGTGGCGCTCAGCCTCGCCCGGCTGCTCCACCAGCGGCACGACACGGACACCATCCTCGGGTACGCGGCCATGGCCATCACCCGGCTCGGCATGCAGAAGAAGGCCGAGCTGGAGGCTACCGACCCGCCAGGTTCGAGCAGATAGCCGAGCCTCGTACCGCCGCCGGTCCGTATTGGCACCGGTTGAGCACCCACGTCCGCGCCGGCACGGTCCCCAGCAACTCCGGGTGCCGGCCGGTCGCTGCCGCGAACGCGGTCAGGTCGGGGCATGCGACGATAGCCCCGTCCAGGCCCGTGACGGTGTCGCGCATCTCGCTGACCGCGGCCGCCTGCGCTACCAGCCGGGTGCACTCCGCGGGGTCGTCCGTAGGTTGCGCCATCCACAGGATGGCACCCAGCGCCAGCGCCGGCGCCACGATGCTCAGCGCTATCGGCACCTGCCGGCGCCGGGCGGCGGCCACCGCGTACCGCTGCCAGTCGTCCGCGCTCGTCAACGGTGGCGGCGCGAGCAGGCCGGCGCCGATCAGCAGCCGGTCCCACCGGGTGATGCGGGTCAGGGGTCTCATGCCCCGCAGTATCGGGGGGCGTATCAACCCCCGCCCCCCTAGTGTCGGATAGGCGACGAAATGCCCATGGTGCCGTGCCTTGACTGTGGGGGCCTTGTCGACAAGGGGGTGGCTCAGCGCGGGGGCCGGCGCAAGCGGCAGTCCGGCCGCTGCCCACGCTGCGCCACTCACCGACCCGTGATCAGCAGCGCCGAGACGCGACGTCGAGCCCGGGCGGTGGCTGAACACCGGGGGCGGGTCGGTAACTGGTGTCCCGGGTGGGGACGACCACCCCACCGGGCCGTGGACCTGACCGCTGATCACGTGATCGCGGTGGCGGCCGGAGGCACGGAGGCAGGCGTCCTGACTGTGCTGTGCCGACCATGCAACTCAAGCAAGAAAGCCCAGGTCAGGACGGGGAGTACCCGGGGGGCGGGGTGACAACGTAAGTCCGACATGTCCGATATAGGACCCTCGACCCTGTCTCGCTATCTGTACGGGTTCCCTCGGGGGAGGTGGGTCGATGCCTGGTCCGCCACCGAAGGTCGACCCGATTCGGCGTAACGCGCGGACCGCGCCGCTGAAGCTTCCGAGCGAGGGTCGGAAGGGGCCTCCACCGCGGTGGCCGCTGCCGGGGCGCCGCCGCGCCGGGGAGGCTGCGTTGTGGTCGGACCTCTGGGCGACCCCGCAAGCTGTCGCGTGGGAGCGGCTGGGGTGGACCCGGGTGGTGGCCCGATACTGCCGGGTCGTTCTGGTCGCCGAGTCTCTGGACAGGGACGCTTTGGCGGAGGCCCGCCAGCTTGAGGACCGGCTGGGTCTGACCCCGAAGTCGATGCGCATGCTGCTGTGGGAGATCGTGCCCGATGAGGTGGGACACCGCCGCGAGGCGGCCTCCGGTGCGCGGGGGCGGATCCGGGCGGTCGGCTGATGCCGTGGCGCGGTCCGGAGTCCGAGGGTGAGTTCCCGACCCTGGGCTACGACGTCGGCGAGTGGATCGAGGCGCACTGCGTCATACCGGACGGCTACCGGCAGGGGCACCCGTTCCTGCTCACCGATGAGATGTGGCGGTTCCTGCTCAAGTTCTACCGGCTTGACCTGGAGGCTGAGCCGTGGCCCGGACCGGTCGGGTTGGCGTACACCGGCGGGCAGCTGCGCCGGAGTCAGAAGTGGGGCAAAGACCCGTTCGGCGCGGCGATCTGCTGGGCCGAGGCGCTGGGACCAACCCGGTTCACCGGGTGGAACGCGGCCGGGGAGCCGGTGGGCGCACCGTACCCGACGCCGCTGATTGTCCAGTTGGGCACGTCGGAGGACCAGACCGACAACACATGGCGGCCGACATTGGCGATGGCTCGCCGCGGGCCGCTGGTTGACCATCCGAGCATCCGGGAGATCGGCGAGACGAAGGTCGACCTGGCGTCCGGTGGCCGGATCGAGCCGGCGACCACTTCGGCGAGGGCGCGCCTGGGTGCGCCAATGTCGTTCGTGTCGATCACCGAGTCGGGACTGTTCACCCTGCAGGGCGGGTTCCGGCGGGTGTGCGGTGCGGTGAAGCGGAACGTGGCCGGGATGGACGGCCGCTGGTTGGAGCTGACCAACGCGTGGGACCCCACCGAGGGTAGCGAGGCCCAGGTCACCGCCGACTCGGGCGACTCGGACGTGCTGCTCGATAACGTCGAGCCCCGCCGGGTCGATGACCTGTCCGACGACACCGTTCTGTACCGGGAGCTGCTTCGCCAATACGGCGACTCGGCCCGTGAGCGTGGCGGTTGGGTCAACGTCAAGGGCCGGATGCTGTCGGAGTGCCGCAGCAGCCGGCACCTGGAGGCGGACCGGCGCCGGTTCTTCCTGAACGAGATCGTCGTCGGGCAGTCGGCGTTCGTCGACCCGATAAAGTGGGACCTGTTCGGCTACGATGACCAGACGCTGACCAAGGCGGAGCCGATCGCGCTGGGTTTCGACGGGTCGAAGTACCGGGATGCGACCGCGTTGGTGGCATCCCGGATCTCCGACGGCAGGCTGTTCGAGGTACGGATCTGGCAACGTCCGGCGAAGGCGCCACTGGATTGGCGGGTTCCGTCGCGCGAGGTCGACCAGGCGGTCCGCGACTGTTTCGACGCGTACGTGGTGGCGGTGCTGTTCGCCGACCCGTACCGCTGGCAGGACTATCTGGATGTCTGGTCTGCGAAGTGGCCGGACCGGGTGGTGGAGTTCTCAACCAACGTCGAGCAGCGGATGGACCGGGCGATCGAGCGCTTCACCACCGCGTTCGGTTCCGGGGAGATCACCCACGCAAGCAGTGAGCTGCTGACCAGGCATGCCAAGAACGCGGTCCTGGTGAAGGGGTCCCGCCGGAAGCCTCGACCGGGTGAGGAAGAGCTACTGGCCACGCACTATCTGAGGCTGGCCAAGCGCGGCGACAAGCTGCTGATTGACGGGGCGGTGGCGGCGGTGCTGGCTCATGAGGCGCGGGCGCATGCGATCGAGCACGACATGGTGCCCAAGGAGTCGACGTTCTTCGGAGCCTGGCGATAGGGAGATCAGATGACGGTCCTGGAGCGGGTTCCGGTGGAGCGGATCGTCGAGCAGGCTCGGGCGGTCGACCTTGGCCGGCTGCTGCTGGCGATCGCGCTTGCGCCGCTGTACGCGGTCGGGTGGCTGGGTGGTAAGGCACTGCTGGCGCTGGCGGTGGCTGGAACGACGGTGAAGCTTGGTTGGCAGGATGCCCGCGGGGTGACGGGTGTCGAGCGTGGGCCTGGTCGATAGGGTCGCCGCTGCGCGGCGGCCGAGATCGGACGAGGGCAGGTTCGGCGTCGATCAGTGGATCGGCGAGTACCTGGTGCCCGCGTTCAGCTACAACGGCGCGTCGTACCCGTACGGGTACGGCCAGCAGTCCAACCGGACTCAGGAGGTCGCATCGACGCTGCCGGCGTACTCGGCGGCGCTGCGGCGGTGCCCGCCGGCGTTCGCCGCTCAGATGAAGCGGGCGATGGTGTTGAGCCAGGCCCGGTTCCGGTTCAGGAACCCGCCGTGGCATCCGTCCACCCCGCGGCGCACCTTCGGCACTTCGGCGCTGTCGATCCTGGAGCGCCCGTGGACGAACGCCACCACGGGCGAGCTGCTGTCGCGGATGGAGTGGCACGCCGGGCTGGCCGGCAGCTCGTATGTGGCCCGGCAGGGCCGGCGGCTGCGGGTGCTGCGGCCGGACTACACCGCGGTGCTGTACGGCTCGGAGCGCGAGCCGGACGACCCGATGCACGCGCTGGACGGCGAGATCATCGGGTATGTCTACCAGAACGGCGGTATTCGGGCTGGCAGCGACGCCCCGGCGGAAACCCTGCTGCCGGGCGACGTCGCGCACTGGTCCCCGATCCCGGACCCCGAGTCGCCGGCGATGGGCATGTCCTGGGTCACCGCGGCGTTGCGGGAGATTCAGGGCGACCGGGCCGCGACCGAGCACAAGCTGCAGTTCTTCGCCAACGGGGCGACGCCGAGCATGGTGGTCAAGGGCATACCGGCAGTCACCAAAGCCCAGTTTGACGAGCTGGTCGACATGATGGAGTCCCGCCACGCCGGGGTTCGTAACGCATACCGCACCCTCTATCTGACCGCGGGCGCGGACGCCACGGTCGTCGGCGCCGACCTGAAGCAGTTGGACTTCAAGGCGACCCAGGGCGCCGGGGAGACGCGCATCGCGCTGCTGGGTGGGGTTCCGGCGGTGCTGCTGGGCATCTCCGAGGGTATGCAGGGCAGCTCGTTGAACGCGGGTAACTTCGGCATGGCCCGGCGGATCTTCGCCGACATGTGGTTGTACCCGACGCTGCAGGATGTGGCGGCCGCACTGTCCCCGGTGGTGGACGTCCCTGGCGACGCCGAGCTGTGGTTTGACACGGCGGACATCCCGCTGCTGCGTGAGGACGGCAAGGACGCGGCGGACATCGAGCAGGTGAAGGGCGCCACCGTGACGGCGTACGTCCGGGAGGGCTTCACCGCCGAGTCGGCGGTGAGAGCAGTCAATGCCGGAGACATCACCCTGCTTCAGCACACCGGCAACGTGTCCGTGCAGCTGCAGCCGCCGGGTACGCCGCCCGCACCTACAGGAGGTCCCGATGCAGGCACCACAGATTGACCTGGTGCGTGGTGTATCACTCACGCCCGAGCTTCGTGCCGAAGATGGTGACGGTGATGGGCCACTCGGCACCCTGTCCGGCTTCTTTTCGGTGTTCAACGTCTGGTACGAGGTGGACAGCCTGTGGGAGGGGAAGTTCCTGGAGCACGTTGCCCCCGGTGCCTTCGCCCAGACTATCGAAGAAGACCGCGACTCGATGCGGGTCCTGTTCGACCACGGTTTTGACTCGATCGGCAACAAGGTGCTCGGGCCGATCGAGGTCTTGGAGGAGCGGGCTAAGGGGCCGTACTACGAGGTCCCGCTGTTCGACACCAGCTACAACCGGGACCTACTGCCTGGGCTGCGGGCTGGCGTGTACGGCGCCAGCTTCCGGATGCGGGTGCTGGAGGAGTCGTGGGCGGATGAGCCGAAGCCGTCGCGGCGCAACCCGAAGGGCATCCCGGAGCGCACCATCCTGCGCACCAAGACGATGGAGTTCGGTCCGGTTACGTTCCCGGCCAACCCAAAGGCATCGGCCGCCGTCCGGTCGTTGACCGACTCCTACTACGACCGGCTGCGCCAGCGTGACGCCAGCGCCTTTGAGGCTGCGGTGCGCGCCGCAGGCCGGTCAATCCCAGACCTCACCGGGCGACCCGGCGCGCGGAGCGCGGGTGGCGGTGACCGTGACGTGGAGCCCAGCAGTGGCTTGGCGTCGCCTGTCCACTCAACCCAACAGCGCCTCGATGATGGGGCACTGCGACTGCGAAGGATCAAGCAATGAGTGACGACAACGGTGTCACCATCCTGGACGAGCTCCGCGACAAGGACGCGAGCACGCTCGACGAGGGGACGCCTGACGAGCTACGGGGCAAGACGCCTGACGAGCTGGCCAAGTACGTGGAGGTGCTTGACGCACACCTGCGCAGCATCCACCAGACCGACGAGGGCGAGCTGCGCGAGAAGACCGCCGAGGAGCAGGCCGCGTTCAACTACGGCCTGAGGCTGCGGGATCTCGCCATCACCAAGGTGGAGGAGCACCGGAAGATCCAGGAGATCTTCCGCCGTAAGCCGAAGGCGGTCGAGCGGGCCTTGGCCCGGATCAACTACGGCGACGACATGCTCGGTGACGTGCGGCGGATGTCCACTGCGGAGGCCCGTGACGCTGCGCTGAGGCAGGTGGAGAACCGGGTCGCTACCATGCACCTGACGGACAACCAGAAGGCGCAGATCCAGCGGAAGATCCGCCGGGACACCGACGTCGCGCGGCGGCTGTTGGTGACCGAGAACGACGACTACCGCAGCGCGTTCGTCAAGCTGGTGACTGACACCCACCCGTTCCTGACCCAGGATGAGCACCGGGCGGTCCAGGCGTTCAAGGAGTACCGGGCGATGGCCGAGGGCACCGGGTCCACCGGAGGGTTCGGAATTCCGGTGTTCATCGACCCGTCGATCATCCTGACTGACCAAGAGTCCGGCAACCCGTTCCTGACCCTGGCCCGGCAGGTGACGGTCACCACTAACGCATGGAAGGGCGTGTCCGCGGCCGGGGTTAGCTGGTCGTTCGACCCGGAAGCCTCAGAGGTGTCCGACGACGATGTGACGCTAGCCCAGCCGGAGGTGGACGTTCACACGGCGCGCGGGTTCATCCCCTACTCGATCGAGGTGGGCGACGACTATCCGATGTTCGCCGACGAGATGTCCCGGCTCCTGGGGGCCGGCTATGACGAGCTGCTGGTGGACAAGTTCTCCCGCGGTTCCGGCGCCGGTGAGCCGGACGGGATCCTCACCGCGCTGGACCGGTCCACGTCGGGCGCGGAGGTGCTGCTGACCACGGCGGGCACGCTCGGCGACATCGATGTCTACAACGTGTGGTCGCGGCTGCCGGCGAAGTACCGCCGTCGGGCGGCGTGGATGATGTCGATCGACGTGAACACGGCCATTCAGCGGTTCGGCACCGCGGATGCCTGGCACGCGGTGACCCGGCAGCTGCCGGATCCGGCGATCGACGTGCTGCGGGGCAAGCTGGTGTACGAGTCCAGCTACTTCCCGGACTTCGACGCGACCACCGGCCATCAGAATGTTCTGGTGGTGGGTGACTGGCAGAACTACGTCGTCGCGCGCCGGTCGGGGATGACCGTCGAGCTCGTGCCGCATCTGTTCGGTACGACCAATGGACTGCCGACCGGGCAGCGTGGCTGGTTCGCGTGGGCGCGGATCGGTGGCGGGGCGAGCAACACCGCCGGCTTCCGGCTGCTGAACCAGACCTGATGACAGGCAGTGTGGCCCCGGGGCCTTCCCTGCTCCCGGGGCTGCACGCCGTAACCGAGGAGGTCTCATGAATGTGGTCTACGCGCGGACCGGTAAGACCTGGGTGGTCGCGCCGGATGGCACGCGCGTCTGGGTTCACATCGGTCAGCACTGGCCGGCCGATGACCCGGTGGTCAAGAAGTACCCGGGCCTGTTCTCCGATGACCCTGCGGTCGGCCTGACGTTCTCGGTCACCCCGCGCCCGGACGCGCCGCCTCCGGTGGAGCAGGCCACGGCCGCGCCGGGTGAGCGCCGGGCGATCCGGCGCCCGCGCCGGACCACGGAGCCGGACCAGGTTGAGCAGTGACCGACTCCGTCACCGTGGCCTACCTCCACCAGACCGACGTGGCCTACTCGTGGCACCGGTCGCTACTGGAGATGGTCGGGTATGACCTCGGCCGCCAATCCCGGATCATCCGCGGCGGCTGGATGGGGATGCGGTGCGGTACCGGCGGGCTCGTCGAGGGCCGAAACGAACTGGTGCGGCGGTTCCTGGACGAGACTGACAGCCCGTGGCTGTGGTGGGTTGACACGGACATGGGGTTTGCGCCGGACACGGTGGACCGGCTGATGGAGGTGGCGGACCCGGTCGACCGGCCGATAGTCGGGGGGCTGTGCTTCGCGTACAAGGAGGTGTCACCGGACGGCCTGGGCGGCTACCGGTGCGCTCCGCGGCCCACCATCTTCGACTGGGTCACGGAGGATGACGCGCAGGGGTTCCGAGGGCGCACGACCTATCCGCCGAACACGGTGGTGCGGTGCGCCGGCACCGGTGCTGCCTGCGTGCTGGTGCACCGGGAGGTGCTGGAGAAGATCCGGGCCGAATTCGGGCCGCACTGGTATGACCGGGTTCCGGACTCCACCGGTGGGCTGATCAGTGAGGATCTCTCGTTCTGCGTGCGGGCCGGCGCGGTGGGCGTTGCGGTGCACGTGCACACCGGCGTACGGACCGACCACCAGAAGACAACCTGGGTGGGCGAGGCGGACTACTGGCACCAGGCGGTCGCGCCGCCGGCGACCGAGCCGACTGCGGTGCTGGTGCCGGCGATCCGGCATGTCCACGCTCAGCGGTTCATGGACTCCTTGCGCGCGTCGACCGGCCTGGCGCGGGCGTACGCCGTGGCCCGTCCGGATGAGACCGAGGCGATCGCCGCGTGGAAGGCGGCCGGTGCCGAGGTGCTGGCCGGTGATGTCGCGACGTTCGCGGAGCGGATCAACCTGGCCTACCGGCAGACAGCCGAACCGTGGTTGCTGGTCGCCGGTGACGACGTGCTGTTCCGGCCGGGCTGGCTGGACCACGCGCAGGCGGTGGCCGGCGAGCGCTACCACGTGGTCGGCACGAACGACCTGGCCAACTCCCGGGTGATGGCCGGCCACCACGCGACCCACATGCTGGTCCGCCGGTCGTACGTGGACGAGCTCGGCGGCGGGTGGGACGGGCCGGGCGCCGTGGCGCACGAGGGGTACCGGCATTGGTTCGTCGATGACGAGATCGTGACCGTGGCGAAGCAGCGTGGGGTGTGGGCTATGGCGCTGGGTTCGGTCGTGGAGCACATGCACCCGATCGCGGGCAAGGCCCCGGATGATGAGGTCTACCGCCGCGGCCGAGAGTCGGCCGACGCCGACCGGGAGTTGTTCGCCGCACGGCTGGCCGCCAATGCTTGACCGGGCCGAGCTTGACCGGCGGATCGCTACGGTGGACATGCCGGCGCCTCACGAGCCGTGGCACATCGCCACTTTCGTGGATGCGGTGCTGGCCGACCCGGCGCCGGGCGTGCTGGTGGAGTGCGGCGTCTACCGCGGGGTGTCGGCTGCGAAGTGGTCGCACCTGGCGGCCGCGCTGGGCCGGACACTATGGCTGTTCGACAGCTTCGCCGGCCTGCCGGCCAACAGCGAACGGCACAGGCGCAGCATCGACGACCGGTCGATAGCCGGCATGTTCGGCGAGGGCGCTTACGCCGGGACGCTGGAGCAGGCGCAACACACGGTCTGCCGCTACGGCGTGCCAGAGGTGACCCGCTGGGCGCCGGGCTGGTTCGAGGCGACCCTGCCGGGGTTCCGCGAGCCGGTGGCCGCGGCCTACCTGGACGTCGACCTGGCCGAGTCCGCCACCACCTGCCTGAGGCACCTGTGGCCGCTGGTCACCCCGGGTGGCTGCATCGTGAGCCAGGATGGCGACTTTCCGCTGACCCTGGCCGCGATGCGGGAGTGGGCGGCCACGGCCGATCCGGTGCCGGTGGTTACCGGGCTCGGCGAGTCGAAGATGGTCGTGTTCCGGCGGCCGCTGTGATGCCGCCGCATGCGACCGAGGTCCTGGCCGCCGGTGCGGATCTGCTCGACGGGTTGGGCGTTCACTGGTGGCTGTCGGCCGGCACTGCGCTGGGGGTGGTGCGTGACGGCCGGCTGATCCCGCATGACACCGATCTCGACGTGGGTGTGCTGGACGACCCGCCGGGGGTGCTGGACCGGGTGCACCTGGCGTTCGCGACCGCCGGGTGGGTGTTGGCGCGGCTGATGCCGTACCAGCGCGCCCACCTGTCCCGGGGCGTGATCTTTGACGTCTACGCCTACCGCCGTGACGGCGACCGGCTGGTGGCGGACACCGACTGCGGCCGGTTGTCCAAGCCTGCTCACCTGTTCGCCGAGCTGACCTGGCTGGAGTTCGCCGGCCGGTGCTATCCGCTGCCATCGCCACCGTCCGAGTATCTGGAGGTGCGGTACGGTCCCGGCTGGCGGATGCCAGCCGGGACGAAGGGACCATGGCAGGCCGAGACGGCGGCGCTACGGCGATGATCTCCTGGATCGTCGCCTCGCACCGGCCGGAGGTGCTGGCCGGGAACCTGGGTGCGACGCTGGCGCTCGGCCCCGGGGACGAGCTGGTGGTGGTCGAGGGCGCCGCGTCGATCGCCGCCGCGTACAACCAGGGCCAGGCCCGGGCGACTCGGCCGATCCGCTGCTACGTGCATCACGACGTGCGGGTGGCCGACCCGGCGCGGCTGCGTGACGAGCTGGTCCGGAGCTGCACGCCGGAGGTGGGCATGGTGGGGCTCATCGGCAGCCGGGACTACGCCATCCCGTGGTGGGACGGCACCACCTGCGGCTCGGTGGTCGACGCGCGCATGGGCCGGCTGGACTTCGGCCCGGGCGGTGAGTGCACCTACCTGGACGGGCTGCTGCTGGCCACCGCGCAGCCGGTGGTCTGGGACGAGAGCTATCCGGGCTGGCACGGCTACGACCATGACATGTGCGAGCAGCAGTTGGCCGCTGGCCGCCACAACTGGTGCCTGACCGGTGGCGCGGAGATGGTGCTGCACAACACGGCCGGCCCGACCGACGTGGGCCGACTGGACGGGTGGGCCGCGGGGCTGGCCCGGTTCCAGCGGAAGTGGGGCACGGATGGACCCGGTGGTCGGGGCGCTCTGGGGTGAGCTGCTGGTGCGCCGCGCCGGGTGCCGTGTCGCGCCTGCGTGGCGGGTGGCGCTGCGCGATCCGGACCTGGGCGGCACCGTCCACTCGCTACACCACCGGACCCCGGAGCGGACTGGTAGGCCATCACGTCGAGGAGAGACGAGGACGGATATGACCGACACAACCCCCATCCCGGAACCTGAGCCGGCGGCTCAGGTGACCACGAACATCAACCTGTCGGTGGCCACCGGGCAGCCCATCCCGCAGCCGGACACCGAGCCGGAGGAGGAAGACACCGATGAGTGACGCACTACTGCTGAACGCGGCCGCCGACGCGGCCGGGCTGAACCTGGAGAACGCCTGGTACGCCATCGGCGATGGCCCCACCGGCGGCGACCAGGTGTCCAACGAACGGCTGCAGCCGGCCTACACCACCGCGGTGGCTGGCGTGGCCGCGTTGACCAGCACGCTGAGTTTCACCGGCACCGGCTCGGCCGCGGTGAGCGACCTGCTCGTGTTCGACGACGAGGCCGCCGGCAACTTCCGGTTCTCGGCGACGCTGGGCGGCGACAACACGTTCAATTCCGCAGGCGACTTGGATCTCACCGCCGCGCCGATCACCGTCACCTGAGGAGGATGACATGGCCGCAGGGTTCGCTGCGTTCACCACAAAGGACGAGATCAACCGGGGAGGTGGCCGGATGGTCTATGCCGGCCGGGAGTTCTTCCGGCTGGTGGCGATGATGGACGCCTTCCACGCCCCACTGGGGTCGGCTGGGCTTCAGACCGATTACGGTTTCGATGAGCCGTCCGCCACCCTGCTCGGATCCGCGATCGGCGACTCGAAGCAGCTGATGGACATCCGCAACGGCCTGGCAACCCTAGGGGTCGCCAAGGACTTCGACTTCTTCGCCAAGCAGCTGATCGGTCTCCGGCCGTAGCTTGGCCGAGGTGGTGCGGCAATGACGTTCATCCGCAGGCTCGCCGACACCGACGACATCGTCTTCACCACCGGCCTCGGCGGGCTGGACGGCATCACCCACGGCACCGTCGCCATACTCTTCCGGCCCAACGCCGCGTTCGGCTCCACCGCCCGCACCCTGTTCCGGCTGCACGACTCGGCCGGCGTGGACCTCGGTGGCATCGGGCTGAACAGCTCCGACGAGGTTGTCTGGTCGGACGGGACCAACGAGTCGACCGGGCCGGCCACCACCACCACCGACTGGCATGTTCTGGTCGCCCGCAAGGCCACCGGCAACAACGTCCCCCGGTTCAGCCTGCTCAACGTGGACACCGGCATCCCGTCCCACGCCGACGGGGACGCGGCGGTGGGCGACTGGACCGCACCGGCCGGCGGCACCATCCGCACCACCGTCGAAGGTGCGAGCGGTCCCGGGTCCGACGTGGCGGCGATGGCCGCCTGGGCCAACGAGCTGCCGTGGGCGGTCGACGCGGGCGGCGACGACGACATCGAGACCGCCGGGCTGGCGGAGCACCTGAACAATTGGCTGGCCGCCGCACCGTCGGCGGCGTGGGGCTTCGGCCTGGCCACCGTCTACAACATCGAGGACGTCACCGGCGGCCGGGCTGACCAGATCAACTTCGGCGGCGGCGGCGGCGCCGACGCCACCGACCTGGACTTCACCTACGAGGACACCACCCTCGACGTCCTGAGCCGCAACTTCCTGCGGGACACCCAGACTGAGCCCGACTCCACCGGCATCGTCCGGGACCTGTCCGAGACCCAGGGCACCCCGGGCACCATGGGATCGGGCAACGTGTCCGGCGGGTTCGCCGAAGTGATCCGCTGGCACCGGGTGGTGGGCACCGGCGTCGGCTCGGCCGACATCTCCACCCAGGTCCAGGTCACCGCCGTCTCCGCGGCCACGCTCAGCTACCGGTGGCGGGTCCAACGTTACGACAGCTCCGGGGTGCTGCAGGCCAGCTCCGACTACAGCAGCGGGCACAACACCACCGGCATCAAGGTCCAGAGCTTCACCCTGGCCACCACGTGGGTTGCCGGGGACCGGCTGGCCCTGTCGCTGGAGCTGCGGAAGACCTCCGGCGGTGGCAGCCGCAACATCACCGTCGCGGTCAACGACGGCGACGCGTGGGCCGAGTTCGAGGTGGCGGTCGTATCCCCCGCCCAGGTCACCGCCGCCATCCCCCTCACCGTCACGGTCGCGCCGGCTGTGGCCGCCGACCACGCCGCCACCGTCAACATCCCCCTGACCGTGGCGGTTGCCCCGACCGTCGCGGCGCCAAGCGCGACCGGACTCATCTCCGGCGAGGTGTCGATCAACCCGGCCACCCTGTCATGCGGGGTCGGGGAGCGGCTGGTCTGCATCGCCTGGTCCCGCGGCGGTGGCACCAGCTTCGGGGTGACACCTAACGCGGGCGGGGCCAGCTGGACCAACCGGGTGGTTGAGGCGACGCTGCCGACCAACGACCTGGCCCGCCGGTCGGTGGGTGTGGCCGAGCTGGTGCCCGCGTCCGAGGTGACCGCCGGCGTGTTCACGGCAGCGTGGTCGGGCGATGCCACCGATGCGATATGGCTGAGGGTCCAGGAAGGCGGCGCGTTCGGCTTCGCCGCCGCTGCGGTGGCCGACTCTGACACCGCGTTCGTGACGTCCCTGGCCACCGGTGACACCGCGTCGATCCCGGCCGGGGATCTGCTGCTGGTCGCCGCCGCGGTGATCCGAGACGGGGGTGCGGCCGGCACCGCCTGGGCCAACGCGGACATCAACCCCGGGCTGGTAGCCGGCGGGAACCTGTCACTCGACGCCTACGCCGGGAAGGGCGCCGGCGGCAACGGCGGCGTCGCCGGCTACCTGATCCTCGACGGCCAGGGCGCCGGGGTCCGCGCGGACACGCTCACCCTGCCCGGCGGTGACGCCGCCAAGCAGATCAGCGTGGCGCTGGTGGTGTGGTCCACCGGGGTGACCACCACCCCCCAGGTCACCGCGTCGATCCCCCTGACGGTGGCGGTCGCCGGCACCACCACGGCCGAGCATCAGGCGACCGCCGAGCTCGAGCTCGGGGTGGCGCTGGCCGGCACCGTCGCCGCGGAGCATCAGGCCACCGCCGGGGTGGACCTGACGGTCACGCTGGCCGGCACCGCCGCCACCGACCATGCCGTCACCGCCGCGGTGCCGCTGGCGCTCGGCCTGGCGCCGGTGGTCGCCGCGCCGGAGGTGGGCGCCCCGGCCGAGGTGACCGCCGACATCCCCCTCACGCTCACCGTGGCCGGCACAGCCCAGGCCACCCACCAGGTCACCACCGCCGTGCCGCTCACCCTGGCCGTCGCCGCCACCGTCCAGGCCGAGCACCAGGCCACCACCACGGTGCCGCTGGCCCTGACCATCGCCCCGGTGGTCGATGCGCCCGTGCCCGGCGCACCCAACCAGGTCACCACGAGCATCCCCCTCGGGCTGGCCGTGGCCGGCACCACCGCCACCGGCTACCAGGCCACCGCTGGCATACCGCTGACGCTGACGATCGCCCCGACCGGGCACGCGGACCACTCGGTCACCGCATCGGTCGCGATGGTCCTCGCGCTGGCTGGGGTGATAGGTACTCCAGAAGTCCCGGTGTGGCCGCCGGTCACCGCCCACCGGACATCCGTCGCGGCGGTGACGGCCCGACGAACCTCCGCTACGACCGTGACGGGAGGGTGACGTGGCAGCGCTGGTCTTCTTCGAGTCGGCGAGTGAGCTGGCGACGCTGACCAACACGTTCTCGGTTGACGGCATCCCTACTGACCCGACCGCAATCAGCCTGATCGTCACCGACCCCGAGGGCGCCGCGACCACGTACACCCTCGCCGCCCTGGAGATCACCAAGACCAGCACCGGTGTGTACACCAAGGACATCACCTGCAGTCTCGCCGGGACGTGGAGCTTTCGGTGGATAGGCACCGGCGATGTGGTGGACACCGAGGCCGGCACCTGGGATGTGCTGGACACCACGCTCGGCCGGCTCTACGCCACCGTGGAGGCGCTGAAGTCACGGCTCGGGCTGGAGGTCACCGACACCGCCAGCGACTTCGAGTTGCACATGGCGTGCTTCGCCGCCAGCCGCATGGTGGAGCACTACTGCCAGCGGCTGTTCTGGCGGACCACCGCGGCCGAGGTCCGCACGTTCGTCCCGGACAACCCCTACTGCCTGAAGCTGGGCGCCTTCAACGGCCTGGTATCGGTGGCCAGCCTGAAGACCGACGCCAGCGGTGACGGGACGTTCGAGACCACCTGGGCCGCCACCGACTTCCAACTGCTGCCGGTCAACCTGGCAGCCGCCCCCGAGCGGAGGCCGTACACGGAGGTGAAGGCGCTGGCCCGGGCTTTCCCGCTGCCGCACGGCACGCTGGCCCGCCAGGACCGGGTGCAGATCACCGGCGTGTTCGGGTGGCCGGCTGTGCCCTACAGCGTGAAGCAGTCGGCACTGATCACCTCGGCTGAGTTGTTCCGGTCCAAGTCCACCTTTGAGGCTCAAGGCGGGTTCGATGAGACGGCCGGGTTCATGCTCCGGCGCAACCCGTTCGCCCTGGACCTGATCAAGCCGTACCGACTCACCCCAGTGCTGATGGCGTGATGGCGACTATCCAGGAGATCCGGGCCGGCATCAAAGCCCGGCTGGACACCATAGCCGGGCTGCGGGCTCACGCGAACATGCCAGGCACCATCAACGCCCCGGCCGCGGTGGTAGCTCGACGATCCACCGAGTTCGACACAACGCTCGATGGCCAGAGTGACGATCTGACGTTCGCGGTAACCGTGTTCGTCGAGTGGACCACCGACCGGGCTCAGGAGAAGCTGGACGCCTACACCGCCAGCGGGGGCGCGTCGTCGATCCGGGTCGCCATCAATGGTGATCCGACGCTGGGTGGGGTGGTGGACTTCGCGGCGGCCGTCTCGGTGGGGCGGGATCGTCCGGTCGAATGGCCGCCGGGGAGCAATCAGACGTACCTCGCGGCGGACGTCGTGATTGAGGTCGGCTGATGCGATTCGCGGTCTGTCACCCGGGTCCGGGATTTTCCGTGCACGACGTGTACACCGGGTGGGTGGAGGCGCTCGAACAGCTTGGCCACCAGGTGGTCCCGTTCAACCTGCACGACCGATTGACCTTCTACGACAGCGCGTTCTTCAACGTCGCCGAGGGTCAGTTCCGCAAGGCGATCCCGCAGGAGACCGCGGTCGAGCTGGCCGTGAACGGCCTGTACGCCACGCTCTACAAGACCCGGCCTGACGTGCTGCTGGTGGTCTCCGCCTTCCTGGTGCCGGTCGAGCTGCTGGACCTGGCCCGCCGCTACGGCACCCGCGTGGTGGTGCTGCACACCGAGGCGCCCTACGAGGACACCCGACAGCTGGCCGTGGCCGGGCACGCCGATCTGAACCTGGTCAACGACCCAGTGAGCATCGCCCGGTACCGGGAGCTGGCCCCGACCGAGTACATCCCGCACGCCTACCGGCCGCTGATCCACTGCCCCGGCCCGGTCGAGCCGCACCTGGCCGCAGACCTTGCGTTCGTCGGCACCGGCTTCGAGTCCCGGATCGAGTTCTTCGAGGCGATGGACCGCACCGGGCTGGACCTGCTCCTGGCCGGCAACTGGCAGCGGCTGGCCGAGGACTCGCCGCTGCGCAAGTACGTAGCCCACGACGTGGCCGAATGCCTGGACAACACCGATGCGGTCCGCGTCTACCGCTCGGCCAAGGTGGGGCTGAACCTGTACCGGCGGGAGGCCGAGGACGGCGATTCTGCGGACGGCTGGGCTTGCGGTCCGCGGGAAGTGGAGATGGCCGCGGTGGGTCTGCCGTTCCTGCGGGAGCCGCGTGGCGAGGGTGACGAGCTGCTGCCGATGCTGCCCACGTTCAGCTCGCCGGCCGAGGCGGGGTATCTGGCCCGCTGGTGGCTGGCCCATGAGGACCTCCGGGTGGAGGCGGCAGCCAAGGCCCGGCAGGCGGTCGCCGACCGCACGTTCAGGAACCACGCAGCGCGCATGCTGCACCTGTTAGAGGGAGTGAGATAGTGGGACGTCTGCATGGGCGTAGAGGGCGCGTCTATTTAGGACTCGCCAGCGGCGGCACCGCTCAGCCGGTGGCGTTCCTGAACAGCTGGTCGATCTCGTTTCAAGTGGAGCGCCCGGAGGTCACTTCGTTTGAGGATGAAAATAAGACGTACGTGGCGGGCCTGCCGGACGCCTCCGGCGACTTCGCCGGCTTCTACGACGACGCCACCGTGCAGACCTACACCGCCGCCACCGACGGCATCGCGCGGAAGTTCTACCTGTACCCCAGCACCAGCAGCAACGGCCAGTACTGGTGGGGCACCATCCTGCCCGACTTCTCGGTCAACGGGTCGGTCAGCGGAGCTGTCGCGGTCAGCGCCAGTTGGAACGCGGCCAGCGCGATCCGCAAGGTGGGCTGAGTGTCCATCGAACTGCGTAACGTGGAGGTGCTGGAGCAGGCCGGCCGGGCATTGCGCGGCGCCCAGAAACACTACCGGCGTGAGCTGTTCCGCGGCCTGAACCGGGCGGCCAAGCCGCTGAAGCAGGCGGTCCAGGAGTCCATCCCTGACTACATGCCCGGGCGCGGCGGCTACGCGGCCGCCCTGCAGCGGTCCCACTCGCCGCGCACGCAGATCAAGACCGGTGGCCGGGACCCGGGCATCCGCATCATCTCCCGCACCAAGGGCGGGGTGAAGCGGAGTGTCAGGAAGCTGGAGGCCGGCAAGCTGGCGCACCCGCTGTTCGGCGACCGGGAGCACTGGTTCACCCAGGACATCCGACCGGGGTTCTTCACCGAGCCGATGGAGGGTGAGGCGGACGCAGTGCGGGACGAGATGGTGGACGCGATCCAGGACGTGCACGCCGCGATCCGGGCGGCGGTCCGGTGAGGTACCGGTTCCAGTTCCAGTTCGCCGAGTTGGACCGGGAGCGGTACGGCGCCGGCACCTACGAACTGGACTGCTCCCCCGACGGGTTGGCGCGGGTGCCGATGGCGTTGCTGGAGGAGTTCGAGGACGCCACCGGGATGCGGGTGCTGGGCGATTGGTTGGACCGGCTCGGCGGTATGGAGCTCAAGGCAATCCGCGCGTTCATGTGGCTCGCAGTCCGGGTGGCCAGTGAGCCAGTGGTCGCCTTCGCCGAGTTCACCCCTAACGTGTTGTCCGCGCAGTTCCACTTCGTGCCGGACGCCGAGGGAAACGGGGCGAGCCCGGTGCCGAACCGGGCGGCGAAGAGGACGGCGTCCCGCCAGCGCTCCGGGAGCTCCTCCGCGGCGGCCCCCCGCCGTCGGTCCGCGAGCTGATCGACAGCTACGACCTGCCGATGCAGCTGCTGCTTCGGCTGGCGCCGTGGGATGTGCGCCGGCTGACGCTGGGCGAGTTCCGCCGCCGGGCGGAGTGGGTTGTCGAGTGGAATGATGCCCGAGCAGACAAGGGGGCGGTGAGATGACCCAGCCGCTCGCGTTCGACATCATCGCCCGGGACCGGGCCTCGGATACAACCAAGCGGATCGGCAAGGGCTTCTCGAACCTGAAGGCCGGCACGGTCGGGGCGTTCGCCGGGATGTCCGCGGCGGTTACCAACTTCGCGCTCAACCAGCTCGGCAACGCCGCCCGCGCGGTCAAGCAGTTCGTGACGGACAGTATCCAGCAGTTCGCTGCCTTCGATACCAGCATGCGTGAGGTGTGGACCCTGCTGCCCGACCTGTCGGCGGCAGGGTTCGCTTCCATGCAGGACGACGTCCGGACGTTCGCCAAGGAGATGGGTGTCGCCACCACCGAGGCGGTGCCGGCCCTTTACCAGGCCATCTCGGCGGGGGTGCCGCAAGGGAGCGTGTTTGACTTCCTGACCACGGCAGCCAAGGCCAGCGTGGGCGGCGTGACCACGCTGGAGACTGCCGTCGATGGGCTGACCACTGCCATCAACGCGTACGGGAAGGAGAACCTGTCCGCGCAGGAGGCCAGTGACATCCTGTTCACCACGATGCGGCTGGGGAAGACCAACATTGGCGAGCTTTCGGCCAACCTCTTCCAGGTGCTGCCGACGGCCGCCGCGCTGGGGATCAGCTTCGGGACCGTTGGCGCAGCACTGTCCACAATCACCACCCAGACCGGCAACACGGCGGTCAGTACGACGCAGCTGCGGCAACTGTTCGTCGAGCTGAACAAGGAAGGCGGCAAGACCGGCCAGCTGTTCGATGACCTGGCCGGCAAGAGCTTCCGTGACTTCGTCCGCGACGGCGGCTCGGTCCAGGAAGCGCTCGCGCTGATGAAGGATCACGCCGACGACAACAACACCAGCCTGTCCAACCTGTTCGGCAGCGTGGAGGCCGGCAACGCGGCGCTGGCGTTGACCAGCGAATCCGGCGCGGCCGCATTCAACTCGGCGCTGGAGGACATGCAGGATTCCGCCGGCGCGACCGATCAGGCGTTCGGCCGGATGGATGAGGGGATCGGCCGCAAGTGGGACAAGCTGCAGGTCCGCATCGATGACCTGAAGCTGCAGCTTGGCGAGAAGTTGGCGCCGGCGATCGAGGGCGTGCTGGACTTCTTCGAGCAGGCCGCGGGCGGGTCGGACGAGTTCGGCGCCGCGATGGGTCGGCTGGCCGAATCCGCCGAGGACAACATCGGCGGCCGGGTGATGCCGGAGCTGGAGTCGTTCTCGCGGGAGTTCAGGGAATCCATGGTCGAGAACGAATCGGCACTAGGTGAGCTTGGCGCGGCTACCGGGATCGTGATGGCCGGGATGGTCGTGAACTGGCGGTTCTTCATGGGGGAGCTGCAGCGCAGCCGGGACACCACGGTCACCGTGTTCCGGGGCATGGTTGGTATAGCGACCTTCTGGGCGGATGCCACCCTGACCTCGGCCCAGCTCGCCTTCGGCTGGATACCTGGCATCGGGGACCGGCTGCGGGATCTGCGGGGGAAGATGGAGCAGTTCCGCCGCAAGGTGAATGAGGAGCTTGACCGGATCAGCGGCCGGGTCGACATCAACGTGCACACCCGGTACACGACCAGCGGGGCACCACCCACGGCGGTCGGCAGCGGCAGCCGCAGCGTGTTCTTCGGCCAGCACGGCGGCGAGGTGCCCGGCCCGTTCACCGGCGTCGACCGGGTGCCGGCGATGCTGACCGCTGGCGAGTGGGTGGTGGACCGGCCGACGGCGCAGGCGAACCGGGGGCTGCTGGCCAATCTCAGCCCTGGCGGTGGCGGGTCGTCCGGCCGGGACCGCCTGGTGCTGGAGGTGCGCTCGGGCGGTACGGCCATGGACGACATGCTTGTGGAGGTGCTTACTCGCGCTATCTCTGCTCGTGGTGGCGTCACCGCCGTCCTTGGCCCCGGGGTCGTGTGAGATGGCCGTCCACGCCGTCACACTGCAGCTGGAGTACGGCGGTGGCGTGGTGGACCATACCGCCGAGCTGCTGAACAGCTACGGCGTCCATATCACCCGTGGGGCTCAGGACTGGGTGGCGGAGACCCCGCCGTCGACCGCCCGGTTCGCGCTCAAGGGGTGGCGGTTCGCCCCGGGCAATGTCGGCAGCGACCTGTTCGGGCTGGTGGGCGAGGGAACCCCGGTGCGGATCATCGTGAGCACGGATGGCGCCACGGCGGACACCCGGTTCACCGGCGAGATCGTGCAGCGGACCGCCCGGCACGTCGACAAGCGGGACAGTGACGACGTGCGGCTGGTGGAGATCGAAGCGAAAGACACGACCCACCGGCTCGCCCGGGGAGAGCCGCTGGACGATGCGGTGGCCCGGTTCGCCCGGCTGAACGGGGCGATCGGGTACTGGCCGTTGGATGACCCGCCTGGCACGACTTCCGCCAGAGCCGTTGCGGGACGACCCCTGCGAGCGCAGAACCACGCAGGGGTAACCGGCTCGGGCGAACAGCATCGGGTTGCGATCCAATGGCAGGCCGCAGACCTGGCGCCATGGCTGGAGACAGCGCCGATACTCGCGCACCTCGCCGTCGCGGATGGTGTGGGCACGATCCACTTATCGCCGTCGGTCAGCGGCGCCCTTGACACGCCCAGCAGCCCCACCGATCTGGCTATAGACCTGGCGTTGCGGGGTCACACCACTGCCGCGCCACCGGCGTTCAGTTTCCGTGATGACGCGGCGGACATCTCGGTACTGTTTGGGTCGCCTCTGGACGACGTGGGCACGCTAACCGTTGATCTGTTTCAGGGTTTCGGCGCGGCCGATGAGAGTTGGGGGCCGTTCGACGTCCCACAACTGTACGAAGTGGACACGTTTCACCACCTGCGGATCCACTTCGACGACGACGGTGGCGATCTTCGCTGGCGGCTGTGGATAGATGGCATCCTGATCGCCTCGGAAACCAGTGCCAGTTTTGCCCCGCCACGGTGGGACTCTTTCAGCGTGCGATCCTCCACCCTTGTCGACCTGCGTGGCGATGCGATCGTGGTCGGGCGTATCGCCGCCTGGTCGGGCGCCGTTCCCACGGTGGCCGACACCTTCGCCGCCTACTCCGGCCACGCCGGGGAGCACGCTGGCCGGCGGATCGAGCGGCTCTGCTCGGAGGAGACCATCCCGCTGTCCACTTTGGGGGACCGTGACGACACCCAGCCGATGGGGCCTCAGCATCCGGGGACCGCGCTGTCGCTGCTGCGTGAGGCGGCGGCGACCGACCACGGGATCCTGACCGGCCGCCAGGACAACCCGGGCGTGTTCGTGAGGTTCTTGCGGAATCTGTACAACCAGACCCCGACGCTGCAGCTCTCGCGGGTCGGTGACCCGCTTGAGGTGCTCGCCGGCTGGCAACACCTGACCAACGACGTGACGGTCACCGACCGGCAGGGCGGCACCGCTAACGCGGTGCTGCTCGCTGGGCCGGGCAACGTCTCGGACCCGGCCGACGACCCGGAGGGTATCGGCCGGTGGCGCGGGCCACCCCGGGCGGTGAACGTGGCATCGCCGGTGCTGCTGGGCGACCATGCCGGTTGGCTGCTGCTGCAGGGCACCCAGATAGGGCAGCGGCTGGTCCGGCTCACGGTGGACCTGGACCGTAACCCTGAGCTGGCGAACGCGGTCCGGCTGACCGCGCTGGGCTCGCGGGTGACGGTCGACGGCCTGCCGCCCACCCTGACCCCGGACCGGGCTGACACGCTCGCCATGGGCTGGACCGAGACGATCCAGTCGCGCCGCCGGAAGATCACCTACCTGACCGCGCCGGCGCAGCCGCACACCGTGGGAGAGTACGCCGGCGCGACGGAGGAGCCGGACCCGGACGAGCCGAAGCGGTACTCCCCTACCGACTCCCGGGTGGACGCCCCTTTCGACGCGGGCACCGACACGGCATTGATGGTCGAGGACCAGACCGGCGGCAACGACCTGTGGTCACAGACCGCGGACTTCCCGTTCGACGTCAAGGCCCGGGGGGTGCGGCTGCGGGTGACCGCGGTCGGCTCGCCCACCGGGGCGGTCCAGACGTTGACCGTCCAGCAGACCCCGGTGAACGGGGTGACCGGGGTGGCCATCGCCGCCGGGGAACGGGTGGAGCTGTGGCAGCCCGCCCGGTACGGGTTGTGAGGAGAGACGATGCCGCAGGCTGGTGACACGATCCGGGCGCTGGACTTCCCACCCGCCGTGAGTGTCAGCAATGCCACCGACGAGGGCGCATTCAGCAACACGGTCTACGAGCCGGGAGGCACCCCGGTCGGGGTCGTGTTCATCGCGCCGACCAGCGGCAAGGCCGAGGTGACCTGGTACGCCCGCGGTGAGTCGAACTCGGCCGGTGTGTCCATGGCCGTCTCGGTAGGCGTCCGAACCGGCGCGACCATCGGCGCCGGCACATCGGTGGTGGCCGCCAACGACGTGCGCTCACTGGTCTTCGACGTCCACCGCGACGGCAAGGACATGTCGATTCCGGTGGAGAATCTGGTCGCCGGCAACCAGTACAACGCGCAGATCGAGTTCAAGATGCTGTCCGCCGGCAACGGAGACATCTTCGACCGGTCGATCACAGTCAAGCCGCTGAGCTGAGGAGGTGAGCTGGTGCCGACCTACGCCGAGCTGCAGACCGAGTCATGGTGGGGCCGGGAGATCGTGCCGGACCCGCTGCGTGGGCTGGGTGAGCGGTTGTGCCGGGCCTACGGCCGGCCGCTGAACGCCGCCGGCACCAAGGGCGACAACGTGCACCTGTCCGGCGCCCACCGCTCACAGGAGTGGATCCTGAACAGCCGCTTCTGCACCCGCCGCACCTACACCGTCCAGAGCGGGCTGACCACGGCCCAGTTGCGGTACATCGCCGGGCTGGACTTCAACCCGGGCTCTACCGCGCGGATGATCGAGATCTGCTCCCGGTTGGACCGGCCGGTCCGCGCCGGCACCCTGGAGGTGGTCCGGGAGTGGTACGGCAACCTGGACGGTGACACCAGGGTGGACGGGTTCAACAACATCCTCAACCGGGCCGCCACATCCGACGCGTCCCATTTGTGGCACCTCCATGTCACTTTGGACCGCCGGTTGGTGGCCGACGCGGGGGCGATGCGGCTGGTCGGGGACGTGCTACTCGGACAGACGACAGGAGGGGACATGCTCCCAGAACTGGGCGACCAGGGACCCGTGGTGGAGTACTGGCAGCGGATGCTGAAGCTGGCCGGCTACGACCCGGGGCCGGTCGACGGGGACTACGGCCCGGCCACGAAGGCGGCTGCCGACGGGTTCCGCGCCGACCACGACCTCGGCGGGTCCAACTCCATCACGCCGTGGATGGCCACCGCGATCCAGTCCGAGGTGTTCGCCGGGAAGGCCGGCCCGCCGGGTCCGCCCGGACCGGCGGGTGCCGCCGGCAAGCCGGGGGTCAAGGGTGACCGGGGCGAGCCCGGCCCGGCCGGGCCGGCGGGACCCACCCCGACCGAGGTGACGTTCGCCGGCATCGTGACCAAGACGACGGCATGACCCGGAGATGACCGATGTCCAAGGGTCAGGCCGATGGGTGAGCCGGTCCATACGGGAGACCGCCGTTGTCACGGTGGTGCTCGGGCTGGCCGTGTGGGAGGTCATCCTCGGCGGGGCGCGGCCGGCGGTGCTCAGCTTCCTGGGCGCGATCCTGCTCAGCCCTGTGGTGATGGCCCTCGATGAGGCGAGGAGACGGCGTAATGGCGATCCTGACTAGGCGCTACCCGCTGACCGTCATGTACCTGGCGTCGGTGGCGACGGTGTTCGCGATTCTCTGGCTGGCCGGGCTGGTCCCGTGACCCGCCGCGTAGTCGACTGGCTGCGTGACCGGCCGTACACGGTCATGCTGCTGATGCTGGCGCTCGTGTTCGTACCCGGTTTCGTACGGGTGGAGGGCCTGGCCCGGCAGCAGGCCGAGATCGTCGAATGCACGCAGGCGTGGGGGGACGCGACGGTGGCGCGGTCCAACGTGCTAGGCGGGTTGGCCGGGGACCGCACGGACGCGCTGGACCGGCTGGTGCGGGCGGTCGCCAGCCAGGATGAGGAGCAGTTCGCGATGGCGCTGGCCGCCTACCTGGCCGCGAGCGATGCGTACCGGGACGCGCTGGTGGCCAACCCGGTGCCGGAGCCGCCGAGCCTACGGTGCGGCTGAGCGAGAGGATGAGGACATGAGACGGATGCGGAAGCTGGTCGCGGCGATCCTCGGTGGGCTGACCGCCACCGCGGTGGTTGCGGTCGCACGGATGGCCGGGGTGGAGCTGGAGCCGGAGCTGGCCGGGCTGGTCGTGCTGGTCGCGGCGTCACTGTCGACCTACCTGGCACCAGCCAACGAGGCGACCGAGCTCCGGGGCATGGCGGACCGGGCGGCCAGGCAGGAACGGGAGGCGCCACGGTGAGCAGGCGCCGCGACCCGGGCTGGATTCGGCGCTGGTGGCCGATCTTCACCGTGCTGCTCGCACTGCTGGTCGTGGTCGGGTTCGGCGGACCGGAGACGGTGGCCGTCGTGGACCCCGGGTCCGGCGGCAGCTACACCGAGAGCCTGCGGCAGTGGCTGGGCACCGAGGACGGCGGCACCTCGCCGATCTTCTGGACGGTGACCGGTGTGCTGGTCGCCGCCGGTCTGACGGTCGGGGTATGGCTGCCCGTTCACCTCGTAAGGGGCTGGCCGTGGGAGAAGCGTCGGCCGCGCGCGAGATAATGGGACCTTGAGCAGAGGAGAGCAGCATGCGTAAGTTGATCATCATCGCGGCGCTGGTCGCCGCCGGCGTCGGCGCCGCGGCCAGCCCGGCCCAGGCCGACCCGATCACCTGCCCACCCGGGCAGGAGGCCACGCTCAACCCCAGCCAGGGCGGTTGGGTGTGCGTGAACCAGGGCGGTCACACCAACGAGTCGGAAGACCCGAAGAACCCGAACAAGGACAAGGGCGACTTCCGGCCCTGAACCGAAGAACATAAGGAGCCCTCCCGGGTGGTTGCCCGGGAGGGCTCCTTCGTCATGCCCGGCGGTCAGAGTTCCGACACGTCAGCGATCTCCACACCCAGCTCCACATCGGAAGCTGTGCTGATCGACTCCAGCTCCTCCCTGGAGTACTGGTCGCCGGTCACGGTCAGCGTGTTGATGTACGAGCTCTCGCCGCCGCTGATCTCGTAGGTCACCTCGTATGTGATCGCCGGGTCGAGGTCCCCGCCGGTGTGGACGTAGGCCAGCTCGATCCTGAAGTCGATCAGGCAGCCGGCCGAGCCGAAGCACTCCTTCGACAGGGTCTTCACCGTCAGCTCGAAGTCCTCGGCGTCCGGCTCGTGGTACAGCGCGTCGGGTTCGTCGGCCGGCTCACCGTCGCCGATCGGCTCGGCAGTCTCCGGCCGGATGTCGAGGCCGGGATCATCCGTGTCGACACCGGCGATGCCGACCACGGCGAGGATCCCGCCGCCGATGCAGCACAGGGCGACCAGGGTGATGCTGATCGCGATCAGCCAGGTGGGGGCGGTGAGCTTGTGCTTGGGCGCCTTGACCGGCGGCTGGCTGTGGGCCGGCTGCGGGTCGGGCTGCTGGTAGGTCATGGCTATTCTGCTCTCTGGTCGGGTGGCGGGTCTGTTCCGCCACTCGGCCCCCGCCGCGTGATGAGGCGGTTGGGGCCGGGCGGCGTCAGGCGGTGCGCTCGACCGGCCGCCGCTGGACCAGCGGGCCGAGCCCCGGCGCGCGTAGCCCTCGGAAGCTCTCACTCCAGTGGATGGCCAGCTCCGGGACACAGTGACGGAGTCCCGGCCCGGCCTCGACGACCAGGTACAGCCGGCGGGGGCCGGGACGTACAGGGTGCCCACCCGCGTCGATGAGGTCCGCCCGGCCGCGGCGTCGGGGTAGCCGGATGTCGACGACCAGCCGGCGCGAGTGCCAGAACAGCGTCTGTATGCCCTCTCGCACGATGAGGACACTCTGCCATCCGGCGTAGCGCCCGGTTGCGGGCCGTAGTCGCTTCATGATCGTCTCCTTCGATTCGGCGTCAGGGCCACAGCTCGGTGGGTCCCTCTTCCTGTTCCTGCCGGCGCCCCTCCCGGAGCATCTCGCGTACACCCTCCCAGTACGCGGCCAGCTCCCAGGCGGCGTAGTCCGGGACGCTCCAGCCCGCCCGGACCGCCGTGGTCAGCTCGTCCTGCCACAGGTGCCAGTCGGCGCAGGCACCTGTGTGCATGCTCGGCGGGTGGCGGATCGGCCGGCCCAGGTTGTCCAGGGCGCCGGACCCGCAGCGGCGCCGGTTCACTCTGGCCCGCCGGCCACGAACACCGAACGGCCGTCGAGCTCGAAGACGCCGGTCTCGCCGGCGGCTAGGGAGCTAGCGTGCTCGGCGGCGGTGGCCGGCCGGATCGGCTCGCCGGTGCGGTAGTCGTTCAGGGTGCCGTAGTCGGCGACGCTATGCTTCTGGATGTTGATATTGACGTTGATACGGTCGTCCATGGTCAACTCCTTCGGTGGTGGTGTCTGCCAGTGTGGCCGACTCGGCACGGCCCCGGGGTCCGGGGCCGCACCGGGCTGGTCAGTTCGTTGGTCCGATCAGCGCTGCCCATAGGGTCATCCCGCCAACCCCCTTGTCCAGGAGCCAATCGCCGGAGCGGGTGAACCCGTTGGTCTTGAGTACCTGGTCTGCGCTAGCCAGCGTGGCCGGCCGGTTGTCGACGAACACCGGGCCGGAGATGCCAGCGGGGCGGTCCGCGACAACGGTCAGGCCGTCGATGTCAATGAACACCTGATAGGTGATGCTGTCCATTCTGAGTTCCCTTCGGGGTGCTGGCGTGTGGACCTGCATCCACATGGCCGGCCCGTCGGAGGGCTCTCCTCGCCGGTGGCTTCGGCATGCGCCCCACCCGCCTGAGCCTGGAGGGGCAGCCACCACCGGTTCACGGGACGGCGAGCCGGCCATGTGGGTGCAAGTTCTGCGTGTACCTGATGCCACGGGGGGAGCCGCCGGGGAAGCCTCTCTGGGGCGGTCCCGAGCCGTGGCTGCGGGTGCCGGTCGAGAGCCCGACCGCCTGGGTGGGCGGCCAGTGATCGTCGCAACTGGTCCGGTCGGCTCCCCTCGAAGCATCAGGTCGCTTCGTTGTCCCTGGCGGTTCTACCCGCGGTGGCCGCTTTTCTCGTTTGGCCTGGGACCCTCTCTTGTCTTATGTGTATAACTGTACACCCAGAATGGGGGGGTGTCAAGCCCTCCGCTCAACCTTTCGGGTAGTTCTGTCTACCCAAAAGGTGCAGCCTTGTGGGTGTACACTAGAAGCATGGCGGAGAGCGCGAAGTCTCGTGGTCGTCCATCTGTTGGACCGAAGCGGTATCTGCGGATGGGTGATCTATGGGATGAAGCTGTGGAGCTTGCCAGGCAGCGCCGCGAGAGCATGAGCGAACTGGTGCGTCGGGCCATCGAGCGCGAGGTCCGCCGGCTGCGACGGGGGGCGAAATGACCGTAGAGATACCAGTCACCCGCGGCTTCGTCGCGCTAGTGGACGACGGGGACGCCGTGCAGGTTATGCCGTACCGCTGGATTGCGCTGAAAGGCCCTCGGACCTGGTATGCCTGGGCTCAGGTACCTGGTCGCGTTGGATCCGGGGCGACCCTGATGCACTCGCTCCTGACCGGCTGGCCACAGGTCGATCATGTCAACGGTGACGGTCTGGACAACCGACGCCAGAATCTGCGCCCGGCAACCCGAGAGCAAAACATGCGCAACAGTCGCAAGTACAGGGGAGGCAGCTCCCGGTACAAGGGAGTTTGCTGGAAGATACGTGATCAGCGGTGGCTGGCTCAGATCTACGTGTCCGAGCGAGATGCTGGTGGAATGCTGGCTCGGCACAAGCTGCACCTGGGTACCTTCACTGACCAGGAGACCGCCGCCCGGGCGTACGACGCTGCGGCGCGGGAGCACTTCGGCGAGTTCGCCTGTCTGAACTTCCCTCTGCCCGGCGAGCGTGGAGCGTTGGGGCCGGGGAAGGGCGCCAACTGGTGGAAGGAGGGTAGCTGATGGGCTGGCTGATCATCGCTTTGCTGCTGCTCACGGGCCTGGGGCTTGGCGCCGAGCTGAGCGCCGGCACAACCGGGTGGTGGCGTGCCGGCGTGTTCGTGTCGGGGATCGTGCTGGTCTTCGCCGTGTTCGTGATGGGCGCCAGCGTCGCGTTCCTGTACGACGATGCGCATCCGGAGCCAGAGCCTCAGCAGTGCCAGGAAGAGGCGCCGGCCCCCGGGTGACCGGCGCCCACCCCGCACCCCTCGCAGCCCCCCGCGTGACGGTAACCCCCGGCTGCTGGCCGCCACCACCGGCCGAGCGGCCCACCCCGACCGGGTGAGAGGTATCACAGCGACGCGAACCGGTCTCACCTCGTTGACCCGGACGGCGGGAGTGCGGAGGCTCC